TGAACAAGATACTGGGCCAAAAAAGAAATGGTATGACCCATCTAGGGGTGTAGATATAGCTAAAGATTTAGCTAAGACAACCTTATTCCAAATGGGTGGATTTATGTTGCCAACAGCTGCGGCTGGCGCAGCAAAAGAAAGCTCATTAAATTTTTATAGAACAGCGCAGCAAAGACTATCAGCAACAAATACTACTGGTTTTTCAAACTTAACTGCAGGCTCAGCAAAACACACCATCTATGAAAAATCTTTAAACCTAAAAGGAATACTCGAAGGTGTTGGTCACGACTTATTTAGCGTATTGGATAAGTCAATTAAGTTTTCGGAAAGATCATCTGGAGCTTTGTCAAGCGCATTTATTGCAATGACAGATATTCACAAGAACCCAGTAGCAGCTCTTTATTCACAAAGACATGGTTCTACTCCAGCTCCTGGTGCAGCAAAGCCATCTAGAAAACAGGTAGTACAAAACTTAGCTAAAGATATATACAAGGGTGATAAAACAAAATTAAATCAAGTAGACGTAGGTAAACCGCTACAGGGAACACAGATAGATTCAATGTTGGATCTAATTCCTGGTTATAAAGCTGTTAGACAAGGTGCTAAAACTGCACATGAAGAATATCAAAAGCTATCTTTTGCTCAATCATTTCTAGATAAACCAGGAACAAATTGGAACAAGATAAATGATGGCTTTGCAAAAATTCTTGGAGCTGATAAAGCAACCACAGAAGGCGCTAAGTTAATCAATGCTTCACTTGGTGAATCAATATTAAACATCCAAAGAAAAAGATCATCAGATGTATTTAGTCTTTTAAGAGAATTTGATACGAAGACTGGTGGACGTTCTGCATCAACAAACTTTATAAAGATGTTAAGACAGGGTGCATATAAAGATAGATTAGAAAAACAGTTAATAAATGACGGATTAGATGAATCTGTTGCTAAACAGTTTAGTAGAAACCTAACCGTTAGCGATGATATTTATAGAGAAATTGCCAAAAGAGATGGTGGCGTTGCAAAAGCAGTAATTAGCCCAACCGAACGATTGAGAATGGGTGACGAAGAAATTGTTGGAGAAGATTTTTTTGGTCAATTAATTACCAGATTTAATTCTGGAAAATATGGAAGAAATAATCCAATACCAGATGTATTTGACGCAGACAAACTAAGAAAATCTGTAAATGAAGTAGATCGATCTTTGTTTAGAGAGACTATGAAGGAGAATACTTTAGATGTTGGCATAAACATAGACTCAGCTCATAGTTCGGCTAAAGAAGTTTTTGAAAAAGAAGTTTTTTCTTCTGTATTAAAACCACGAAAATTAAATAGAATAGACTTTGAAGGCACAAAAGGGGAAGTGTTTCAAGCCAAACTTGAAATGGCCAAAAGAGCTGGAAAAGTATTTGGTTTAGATGAATCAGTATTATCAAATCCAGATGAATTAGCAAAAGCATTAGGTGCTCGCGGAATAGACATAAGAAACGCCTCTCAACTTAGAGGCTACTTAATGAATAATAAAGAAATGGTAGCTGGTCCAACATCTGGATTAGCTGGAGTTTTTGGGCTAGAAGGTCTTACCGTAGACAAATTTCTTGAAAGAGAACAACAAGGATATAAATTAATCACAGATCAAATAGGGCCAGGATCACTTCGAGATTCTTTGACTAAAAATATTTTAGGTGGAGACAGCGCTGAGCTAGGAATATTAAATGCAATTAAAAGATCTTCTAGTCAAACTACTTTAAGCAACGTTAAGGGGTATTACCAGCTTGGTAACCAGGTAGTAAACTTTAATCCAATAAGATCTGGAATTAGAAAAGTAACAGAAGCACTGGCTACTGAAACTAAAGTTCCAATTATTGGAATTAATCCGATGCAAATGTTGGGCTATAAAGATTTTGCTGGGATGGCAAAAGCTGGAAGATATCAAGTAACCTCAGGAGCAGCAAGTCAGCCTTTTGTTAAAGGATCTAAAGCAGATTTTTATACATGGCATAGCACTGGTGGATTTTTAGGAACAAAAGGAAGACTGTATGGACACACAGATGGTGCCGCTGCTACAGCCTTAGAAGGAACCTATAGACCGATTTCAACATCGGTTTCATCAATGTTTACGAGCACAGCAGAATTAGCTGCTGGAGAAAGAACTGTTCAATCGCGCACTGCAACTGGATTCTTAGGAAAAGTTAGAGAGCGTTTAGACTACGCAGATGAGCAACCAAATTCTTTATTTAGATTTTTTGGAAGACTAGTTAATAGACAAGCTGACATAGAAAACGATGCCGTAATGGCTAGATTAATTTCTGGAAACGTAGATGAAACATTTTCAGTTGGTGGATTTGGAAGAAAAAAGAATTTACAGTTACGTGCAGAGTTAGATGATGCTGGAGAAATAGCTAGATATAATTTACTTGATGTTGATTCGGGAGCACAAGTAGCATCGCATTCTCAGTTAATGGAATCATTTACCAGATTTGCAAATAGGCAATTAAGCTATGGAACAAACAAATCAGTTCAAAGAGAAGTTCTTACACCATTTTCCGCTGATGATATGGCAGGTCTTAGTGTTGATGATGTTGTTGGAATAACAACTCCAGCTCAAGCAAGTAAAGTATTTAACTTCCTAGACGATGCTTTGGAATCTCAAAGATCTTCGATTAGATCAGAAGCTGATCTAAAAAGATATCAGGATGTTAGTAAAGCATTTGCTAGAATTAAATCTTTTGCGGACATAGATGATTTCTCACAACAATCGAGAATGTTTGAAAAATCTTCTAGCATTGTCACTAGAGGTGACGAAATGTCTTCAGAAGTATTCAGATTCCTCTTAGAAAGAAAATCAATATTATCTGGTGATCCACTAACAGTTATGCAGAATGTCACTTCTGCTATAGATGATTTAGCTGCAAGAGGAGTTATATCTTCTGCTCAAAAAGCAGAAGCTCAAGCTTCAGCGCTATCTACAGTATTCAACTTAACGGCATTCGAAACTTATAAGTTTAATCCTGGAGCTAGAACTCCGTTAGAAAAAGAAAATTTAACAGGAGTATTGCAAAACCCTCTAAAAAGATTTGAACGAACAAGAGCGCTAATAAATGATGAATCCCTAAGTGGTAAATCTCTAAAGGGTTTATTGGATCCACACATTGAAGGCAACATAGTTACCACTGGTCAATCTTCGTTGATATCTCAGATTGGTATAAATAAACCATTTGCTGTATTTAAGAGAAATATGGGAATGGGTAGATATGTAGAAAAACCATCTGCCAGTCCTTTGTCTGGACAATCTGGTCCAGAGACTTACGCTTTTGTTCCAACCTTTGCTACAGCATTTAAAAGAAATCCAAAAGCCGCATTATTAAGCGCAACTGGAATTAAAACATATGGAAATGAAGAAGGTTTTTCTTTAGCATCTGTTCCAATATCTCATGGTTTCAGTAGATTAAATAGATACTTTGGCAGTGTTGGTTCAAGTTTAGACGAAAATAATTTCCACGGCCCTCTAGATATGTACTTTAGGGGAATGAACGCTGAAAGAGTTCTTCCCGCAGTTGCTATAGGAACTACTGCATTAGCAATAGATAGAACTGCAGGCGGATACACACAACGTAAAGACGAAAGAGGAGAAAGAGTATACTCTCCACTAGTACTTGGTACAGCAGCTAGGGTTGGAGTAGAAGCTCAAGCTGCTATATCGGGAGTTGTACCTGGTGGAATGGGATACTCACAAAAAAGGCAACAGTTACTAACTGGTGAAGTTCCGATTAGAAAAGGAAGATTTTGGCCATTAGGTAATACTAAGTTTAGCGGCGGAAAGATAGAATATTACAGACCATCTTGGTATAGAAGACTACAAGGTGGAGCGATGTTTACATCGGACACTTATGGCAGTCCAATGGAAAAGATGTTGTATTACAATGACTTTTCTCCGTTAAGACCATTAGATCCTTATAAATTTGAAAAAAAGCATTATGAAGACAGACCTTATCCTGTAACTGGAGAATATTTTTCTGGTCCATTTGGTGCAGCTGTACCAATATTAAATGCAACCGTAGGAAGAATTCTAAAACCACAAAGGGTAATGCATAAGCAGGAATTAGATAGAGCGTTATCTAGTTACGTGCCAGTTGGCGCCAGCGGCGCTTACATGCCTCAGGAAGCTCCTGGTAATGTTGGGTACGTAGAACAAAGGGATCCAGCTGTTAGTTACCCAGCAGCTCGTCCAGCACCTTACGGCGCAAAACCACTTAGGTTTATATCTCCACTTTCAGATTACGCTGGAGCAAGCGCTTCATCACCAATAGGAAGTGCAGCTGGATCTTATAATATTTCTCGTTCAAATCAAGTATTGGGCAACAGCAGTGGATCACTAAATACCGCAAGACAGTTAGTTCGCGGTCAGTCTGGAGCACAAAATGATGCGCTAGCAGCAGCAGCCTATCAAAGAGTTCCTGTTTCGTCTCAAGTTCAACCAGTTCAATTTGGTCCACCAGCAGGGCCTGGAATCATGCCAGCAAAAATTGTTGGATCTGGAACACCAATAAGATCTGGAAGTAACGAATTTTTATCTGGAGAACTTGGCTATAGACTGCAGGAAACATTTGGTATATATGGTTTTGCTGGTGGCAATATAAGATCTGCTCTTGGCTTTGGTTCGTATGACTTTGAACCAGATAAATCAGTTCTGCAATCAGCATCAAAAGCATATGGTACCACTAGAGCTTTTTGGGATTTAAACTTAGGTGGATTAGGAGACGTACCGCTTCAGTCTGATGGTGCTCTTGGAAATATTGAAGCTTCTGAAATAATAAGAAGATTCATTCCAAAAGAAAGAACTAATGTTAATTTTATTAACCCTATTAAGAACACGATGGGTGAGAAGTATCCATTCCTTCCTAATAGCAGTAACTTTATAGACTTTACTACAGGTGATCCATTTACGAAAGTAAAAGAAGGTGAATTAAGATTACCGGGTGTAGGGTATGAAAGATTTAATAGAATTTATTCAGACTCTAGTGGAAGATATGGCGCAGTAAATCAATTAGATATACTTGCTGACGTAGCTCCGTATTCAAAAGAATTTAGAGCTTTGAATTCAAGAATAGATAAAATGGGATTAGGTGAAGACGAAATAATTAAAGTTGGACAAATAAGAGCTCAGCAAAATGCAATAGAGCAAAGCAAAACTGATTTCACTCCTTACACAGAATATTCCACTCTTGAAAAGATAGCTAATCCAATACGAACAATAAAAGAATCTGTACTACATACAGACAACTTTATTAACAACAAATTTACTGGTGAAAAAACAGCAACTGAAGATTGGGAAAGAAGAAATGTTTATGGTTCCACATTTCCCGAATGGCAAAAACCAGTTGAAAGCTTTATTAAACCAATTTATTATAAAGGAACTCAAAGAAATCCTCTCTTGGCTGCTGGAATAGGTGCATTTGCGCTCGGTTCATTTGGTAAAACCAAAAGAATGCAAACAGCGCTTGCAACTGTTGGCGCAATAACAACAGGTGGTTATTCAGCTCTTCAAAAAATGAAAGAAACTAGATACATTCCAATAAATAGAAAAAAAGAATTAGCTCTTGAAGAGTATACTGATATTCTAACTTATGTAAAAAATAGAACAGCTGCAGCCAGAGCAGAAAAAGTTGGAGATATAGAATCAGCTAAACAATTTATGTTAGCTAGTAAAAAAACAATGTATGGTGCAGACCTTAACACAAAATCAGTTGACCAACTTGCAGCAGCTATACCAAAAAGAAAAAGAGAACACTTTAGAGCAATGCTTGAAGCTCCAAAAAGTGAAAGAGGTCGAATACTATCTACTGCTGGAAGATTAGAAAGAAGAATATACGAGGCTGCATGGGGTATGCCAGTAGAAAGAAAGCCGGATCTAGTAAACTATTTTACTAGACACGAACTTCCTGGACCGGGTTCTGAAGTGTGGCATCCAAATACAAATATGGAACACGTAAAAATAAAAATGGGCCAGTCAATGGGACTTGAAATGTCTCAGATGGGTTACTTTCCTCAGCAAATAAAAGAAGCAAACTTAGTTAATCCTAGCTACCCGATGTTTGGACAAAGCAATTCCTCTCCAGAAGATGTTAGATCTAAGCTGCAAAGATTGATGTTTGATATGGGAATAAATGGAAACATATCTCCAGTAATGAATAATTCAAATCCAGGTTCAGTAAACATTATGGCTGGAATAAGAGGTTAATAATATGGCAGCAGCAAAAAAATCAACATTTGTCAAAGGTCTTGGTAGGCCAGTCAGCGAACTTCCTAGATCTCTTGTAGAGCAACAGGAAATATACACAAGAGGTTTAATAAGGTTTGACAAAAATAATAAATTAATTAATACTGCAACTGCAGAAGTCTATGAAACTTTAGACGACGCAATAAAAGGCACCGCTAGACTTGGTATGTCTGAAGTAAATATATTTACTGGATCAAGAGGAGTCCTATCTCCTGATCCATCTGGATTTGGCCCTTTATCTGACCTAACTTACAACATTAATCAGTATTTGAGATTAGATAATCCAGAAGCGACAGAATTTAGATCAAAGCACAAAGTTCTTAGTGGTTTAGAGGGAAAAAATATTGAGCTAGTAAGAATTGGGTACTCTGATACATCAAAAGAAACATTAGATCAATTAGCTCAACTTTATAATGATCAAATAAGTTTTCCAGATTTAGACATTATGGCTGGTGATGGTATAGCAAGTAGATTAGCAAGTGGTGATATTTTACCACCGGGATATTTAGCTTCTAGAGATGGAGCTTCAATACTTCTTAGGTTAAGATACCAAACTGACGAAGGATATAAGTACTTAAGTGGTGAAGAAACAGTTTCTTTATTTAACACATTGGACGCTCAATTCTTTAACGTAGGCAGATTAGCAAAAATGATAGACCCATTGAGTGCTGATGGTTCTATGAACCTTGGAAAAAATGCAGAACAGATATTGGGTAGTCAAATTGGAAAATCTCAAAAAAGACAATGGCAGAGCTTAGTAGAAAGAAACATGGTTATTGACCAAGAGGGAATTGGAAAAATGGTCAGTCATTTGTCAACAAAAGTAAATGATAGATTTAAAGATGTCGCTCCAAAAACTCTTGAAGATTCATATTTATTTTTTGATCCAGCATTAGAAACAACTCTAAAAGCTTTTGACCTAGAAGCAAGCTACACCAATACATTGTTAGGCGATACATCTCTTACTAGAGAAAGTAGATTGGGTGTAATAAGAGAAAGACTTGGAACGCGAATTGCGATGGAAGGCGAAACAACTCAATCAGCACAACAATATTTTCGTTCAGCTTTAGAGCTTCAAGGATTAGCTGGAGATGAAGAATTTAACGAATTTGCAAGTGTAATACAGTCTCAATTTAGGGAAACGATTGCAGATAAAAAAAATCAAAAAATATCACTTGAAGATATTATTTCAAGAATGGAAAAAACAGCTGGTCAAGATGGAATGGATCCAGTTATAAAAAGCAAATATCAAAGGTATGCGCGTGCTTTAGGTGAAATGAAAAAAATAGATGACGGTTCTGGTTTTATCACCGGTGTGCCAATGAGGCAACACGCAGAAAGTCTAAAAGCCTCTATAGACGAAGCTAGAGGAATATTATCTTCTTACACAGAAGGAAGTGATGAATTTATACATCTTACTGGAAAAATTGATAATTTTAAAACTCAGTTAGATAGAATTGTAACTAATTCTGACGCATATTTAAAAGGAGGGAAACTTTCTTTAAGAGAATTTCAACACGATACAGCTAGAATGTTCATTGGTAAAGGACAAGGTAAGTCTGTTTTTGATTTGATACAAGGAAAAATAGAAGATCGTTTAGCTAGATTGGGATATATAGGCGCTGGTTCAACTGAACTTCTCAAGAAGGAAATCAGTTTTGGTAGATTAGCAGCTCCTGGAAGTGAAGAATTGGGTCCACATGTTGGTCAGCAAATTACAATGAATATAAACACCGGGCATGGTAGAGATATGGTCTATAGTGAACCACAGGCAGTAATATTTCATAGAGAACAGTATGGTAAAGAATTTAAGAGACAAGTTCAAGAAAGCTCTGAAGTTCTTAAAGGTGAAATAGAAAACATCTCTAAGGGCATTGTTAGCGAAAGAATGAGAAGATCTATATTAAGCGATGCTGCACTTGATTTAGAAGGTATGGATGCAGAAACATTGGTTGAAAGATTTGGCAGTAGGGAAAACGCTGTTAGAATTAGAACAACTGCAAGAAACCTACAGCAGATGCTGTCATCGGGACAAGTAAAAGTTAACGAAATACCCGAACTCGCTAACCAGCTATTAAAACAAGCTCAAAGAGAAGCATTTGTAACTAAGAAAACATATAAGAGATATGTCGGTGGAAAAGTTGATGACATTGACGTATTTAATTACGTAATGCCATATGCACAAAGACAAGCTATAGATACTGAAGGAGCAGTATCGAGACGTGGTAAGAAAAAAGTTCTTGGCGTTACCGATGATACAACATTTGGTAGGTTCACATCTGATTCTGGAGATGAATTATCTTTATTTAAATTTAGACACGTTGGACACAAAATGCTACTTCCAGACATTGCTTCTACGAGTTTAGGTTTATATGAAGCTGGTGGTGGATTCGACTTAGACGACAAGTGGATAACTAATTTGCAATCAGTTAAAAATTCTCAAGGTGTGAGACAGCTTGTGGCATTTGCTTGGCGTCAACCAACTGGACCTCAAGAATTTGCTTTGTTATCGCCACACTTAGATGAAGGTACGATAATGAGAATGTTCGGAGACGAAACTCAAATGGGACAAAAGTTTAGAAGTGTTTCTAACGCAGTGTCTGAAATGATAAATGATAGAACTGGATTTATTCAGAGTCTTTCATTTGATTTAAGTGATCAACCTTCAGCTGAAGCTATGGAATTATTGAGTAAAGAAGATAAAATATTTAAATACTTAAACGCGCTAGCTCATGGACAGGAACCTATAGCAAAGCATTTTAAGCAGTCCGCTGGAGATATAACTCAAGAAGATTTACAAAGAGCGATATTTAAATTAGTTGATTTAAATGGAGAGGGAGAGACAGGAAAAATAGTTGACTTATTTGATGGACAAGTCGGTGTTAATGTAGATGACTTTGCAAATAAATACATGGGGGCTGGGACAGATGGTGTTAAAGCTGTAAAGCATAAATATCTGAATATTGGCGCAACATCAAAAGTAATACTTGAAAAAGCAGCTTCGACTAAAGCTGGAACAATGTTAGCTTTAAACATTGACGAAGCACTCAAAACCGGAGACGCTGGACTCATAGCTAGTTATAGGCAAAGTAGTTTAACTCAAATTTTAAAATCTTCAGCGGTTCCTGAAGCAGATGAAAATTTTATTAAAGCAATTGAAAAAATATATGATTCAAATGTAGGGGCAGGCTCTTACAAGGAAGCGTTTAAGAGAATATCTACTGAATCAGCAGATAGATCAATGACGCCTATGGAATTTGCTATTAGAATGTCGGGAAGAATGGCTAGGGGTGAATCAGAAGAGATAGCATTGCGGAGCGAGAATTGCCCTTGATTCAATGTTCCAAGCATCTGGAGTGAAGTCAATGTCATCTGCTCGTGGAGAATTAGGCAAATATGTTAATAGACTTGGTTGGGCAGTATCTTCAGAAGAACAAAGACTGGCAGCAGCAGGTAGAATAAGAGATTATGCACGCACCAATGCTCTTCCACAATTAGAAGAATTAGCTACAAAGCTCGAAGCTGCTACATCACTTGTATTTAATCCAGAAGGTGCAATCGACGCTGCAGTAGGCGCAGATATGAAAATAAATCTGCTTGCAACAAATAAAGAACTACTTATGGCATTTAATCTCACTAGAGAAGCTGGTTTTTCTGAAGAGATGGCTCAAACAAGTTTATCAAACGCAATTTTTTCTCTTATGTCAGAAGATGATACTAAAGAATTAATGAGAATAGCAAGAGCAGCGGGGGTTGACACTAAAGATATGGATAGTCCAAGTATTGTTAGAGCAGTACTTGCAAAAAATAATAAAGCTAGTCAAGAACTAATTGGTTTAGTAAATCTAACATCAGAAAACGTAGGAAACGCACTTGTTTCTAATACGGCAAAGCAAATGGGAATGATAAGAGCACTACAAGAGTTGTATCCTGACATAGATTTTAGCGGAATAGGAATGGTTGGTTTTGACGAGTATGCCACACACTTAAAACTATCGGGCATAACGAGTAAAAAAGAGTACGGTGATATCAACAGAGTATTGGATTCCATTGCAGATGGAGGTAGAGAGGTCTACGAAGCACACGGAATGGAAATGCCAGAAGGTAGCGTGATAAGCCAAATAAACAATTTAACTAGAGCTGGAGGAAAGGGAAAGAAAGTAAAAGGAGAGCAAGTTAAATTACAACTTCTCAAGATAATGGGGTTAGATGACGATGGTAAAGAAAATTTTGGAACAGTAAACGTAGACGACGTTATGCAAAGTGCGATGAAAGATATGGCTTTAGAAGAAGATAGATTGGGAAGAATAAAGTATAATCCTTTTGCTCCGTCTGAACCATTAGCTGCCAGGCTTAAAACAGGACCACTAGATCAGGCCATGAAGGACTTAACAGACAATCTTACAGGTCGTTTAGAGGGCGGTGAATTTTTTGGAAAATCAATGCAAGATTTAGTTATTGAAAATAATCTTTTAAGAGAAGTTAAAGACGTTAACTTCAATATGTCTACGCTTAATCCTGGTGGAAAGTTGGCAAGCAAATTAGTTGAGAGAGGTGTATTATCTCAAAACGACATAGATACTTTATTAAAACGACAATCACGTAGTTCTTTTGATCAGGCAAAAACTATAGTTATGGGCAGATTAAAGGCATCAGAAAATTTTGCTCAACAAGAAGCTGGAACTGCTATTCAAGAATTCTTTACAGCTCACATCCAAAGATTTATGGATAAAGAAGTAACAATTGGACCAGAACTAGTTATGGAAAAACTATTGTTTGAAATAGAAGAAATGAAAAACGCAACACGTATGTCAAATCCTAGTATGATCCAAGAGACTCTCAGTTCCATGGGGTACATGTTGGAAAATGTGTTAAGCTCAGATAAACCAATTGTAATTGAAGTACCTGGAATGGAAAAATTTTCTGTTCAACAACTCTCTGCTTTTGTAAGAAATAAAAATGAATTAATGTTAACTGGTTTTTTAGCACAAAAACAAACTGATGATATGGCTGTTTTAATTAAAGCACTTTCTGACAATCGCATGATTACTGATCTAGATCTAGACGTTCCAGAAAACTTAATGAATAAAGATTTTCTGTCTAAATTATTTCAGGTAGATAAAAAATCAGCAACAAATATTGAAACAGGACTTTTAAAATCAATTCCAAAACTGGTTAACGCAGAAGAAGTACAGCAAGTTTTAGATGGCATGGCTGGTTCATCAATAGACTTGGAACTTTTAGAAGACTTTCTTGCTTTTGACGGAGATAATTTAGATTTAGAAGGAGGTATTATTGGTCAAAGAATTAGAGACGCTTCTGCTGGTAAAACAGAAGAAGAAATTGCGCAAGAAATTACAAATAGAATAAGATTAATTGGCACGATTAGAAAAAGATACACCGCACAATTAGAATCTCAGCGTCCAGAATATCTTGCATTTGACGCTATGCTAGAGGGTGGTGAGGCAACAGCAGAGGGTATAGTAACCCCTACTCTAAGATCGGCTCCGGGAGAAAGGCCAATGGAGACGATAGATGAAGCAATAAGAAAAATGGTAGATGGTTTTAAGCTTGAGGCTGATGAAGAAACAGAGAGATTAGCTAGGTCAGCTGTTAGTAGTACATTTGCTGACACTGGTCCAGTTGCTTCTGGAAAGTACACCAGAATACAAGACTTTATGAAGTCACCACAGATGAGAGAGCTATATGAAGGAGCATTAAAAAATAAAGGAAAGATAGCTGGTGTAGCTGCAATAGCCACTGGTCTTGCAATCTTTGGATCAATTAACAAAAAAGAAAGAACACAAGAAGCAATGTCTGGTCCTCCGTTGTTGCCAGGGGGCAATCCATATGAGAGAATTCCAAATTCACCAATGGGATTTTCAGACGCGCCAATTTCGCAAAATGGTCAAGGAATGTCTTATAACATATCAGTAGATGGAGATCAAGACAATATAGAACAATTTATGAATAGAGCGCGGATTAGTAACAAATGGGAATGTCCAAGGTACTATGCATGATAGCCTCCCTTCTTTAGGACGTAATCCTTACGACGATATAGCGGGTTCTTTCTAATTTTAAATTAAAGGATAAATTATTTTATGGCTGATAACCTTCCTACTGGATCTGGTGGGGTCGCTAAAACTAACGCCAACCTAGCAGCAGCTGCTTCGGGACCAAAAGCTAACAGTGGCACCCCTAGCCCGGCTAGCGCAACGATTAGTTCACGGACTAGCTAAAAGAACTAATGATTCAAGGTCAGCAAGTATACATGGATACTCTCCAGAAGCTGGAGCACCTTCTGATCCGCTAAAAGGATCATACGAAGGATACATGAATTCATCTCCAGCTTACATCCAGACTAATGGAGCTGGTTATGACAATCCAGCAAATCAACAAGCAAGATACAATAAAAAAAGCTTTTCTCTTACTGGTGATTCTTTAGCATTTAAAAATTCAAATAATATAAAAAATTCTGCTATAATAGATAACTATTCAAGTTCTTTAAAAAAAAATTCTTCTGGAGATAGATTGTCACAAATGCGTAAAATAGAAGGAATGTTTTAGGTAGCATCTATGACCATTAATCAACAAGCATTCGATTATATAAAAGAACAGTTTACCACCAAGCAGCAAGCGGACGATTACGTTCTTGAAATTCAACAGATAACATTAAACGCAAATTCAGAGATATTACCTGGGCCAGCATTATTTAAATTAGCAACAATTATACCTGGCTTTGAAGGCACAATAGGTGTGTGGGCTGGTATTCGATTGCCATGGGGTATTAAAATTGCTCCACCTGATTTTAACGACATTGCTTGGCGAAATGCAGCAATTAGGGCACTTAAAAGACAGGGTACAAGAACTGGCGAAAATCCAGTAGATTATATAGTCAATGAGATCCTAAAAGAGTTTGATAAAAAAATACCAACTAAAAATATTGACCTAACAGATGTAGCTTACGCAAAAGCATTTGAAGCATGGTATAGCGCTCCGTACTCTAAGGTTGATTCATGCTGGCACTATATGGAGTCAGCTACAATAATGGCCAGCTTTATTGCACAAAGAGTAAAAGATTTTAATATAGGTAGCGATAATTCAGCAGACACTCCACAAACACCAGAAGATGTTCAAGAGCCTCCAGCAGTTGAAGAAGATTTACTTGGTCCATCAGTAGAAAGAGCAGCGGTTTTAGAAGAATTTATACAGCGTGGAGCGGCTATAATTGGTTTTGATAATCATGATAATTCTTATTCGTCAATTAGTCAGTATTATGAAAATTTAGTAAGAAAAAATAATGCAAGCTTTGTTTATGATAGAGCTTTTCAAGATAACTATGTTAATCAATTTATAGCAGTTGCATCTCCAACTATGGATATAATTAAATTGAATGACACTTATCAAAAATCTTTATTTTATAAGATTGAAGCGTCAGGTCTTTTTGATCTATTAAGCTACATCGACGCAATGCAGGCATATGGTAGAATTAGATTATCTACTCTTGAAAGAGTTAAAGGTAGCGCCGGTGCAGCAAATGTTCTAGACGGAGTAAGAGATACTGGTTGGCTTCAGCAGCTTACCGTTGTTCTACAAAGGCTTTCTAGAGACCCTGTAACACTAGCTACCATCTATAGATATTTCCCAGAACTAATTAACTTTTTCTTTGCTGCATTAGCAGCAACAGCTGACTATTCAAATGATGGAAAAGGTGGCGGCTCAGAAGATAAACTTAATCAGGGTCAAGCAGTATTAGATGATTTAATGGCTGCTCTTGGTCAAGAAAAAGGGCAAACTATATTTACCGGAGCTTGGGATTTAATCAATACTGGTCAAAGAATAGAAAAAGCTATTGCAGAATTTCCATTTAGGCAAAATATTCCACCATCTTCTCCAGACATATTTCATCTTAGATTAGGGGCATCTAATTTTTATGTTCCACCAATTGGTATTGATGTTCAGACTCAATTTAAAACAAGTAGCATGGGCGAAGGCGCGCTAAGACAAAAAAATAGTCCAAAGTTTAATTCTGGATACAAGCATACGACTATTAGTATGCAACTATTCTTTCCTAACTATGAAGAGATATGGGGCATCTCAATTGAAGACGCTTCAAAAATTAGTCTTAAAGATAACTTCACAATAGATTTTAGTGGCAATGGTGACAATGAAGAAAAGATAGACAAGTTTCTTTCATCTTTAAGAGGTTTAGTTGCCGCGTTTAAATACGCTCCATTTCTTCCAATTAGAAATCATTATGTAAATTCCGTATATGGAATAACTGGCGTTGCTCTTCAAGGTATGTCGATTTCCACAATACCAAGTTATCCGTTTGCACTAGTCGTTACATTGAATCTATATAACTTTAATCACAAGCCGTTTCTGCCGATGCTTAATGACTTTAATCAAGCTATTCACTGGGGTAAGTTTAGACAGTATATGGGCAAGGCAGCTGGAGCTCTTCATAATTATATAAATGAAGAATTCTTAATGTTTGGCAGAGAGGGTCTTATTAATGCAACAAAAGACGCAATGGTCTCAGTTGCTGAAGCAATGCTTGATACCGATAGAGACGGAGATGTCACTCAGGATGACCTGAGAGGCATGCAGGCGGCTTCTGATAGGCTCTCGGCCCAAGCTGGAATATCTCCTTCTAAGATTGTTAACGATGCTCTCCTTGGCTATAAGAACGAAGTGTTTACAACTAACGTAGTCAGAGAATGGACAAACGGTAGCAACCTATCATTCTACATGCCAGCCGAAACTCAAACTAAAATATTTACTCCAGACGTATCTGGTTTCCAATCTGCTGAAGAAAAAGGTTTGTCTGAAACAGGTAGAAGTTTTTGGAACCAGATGTTAGCTAACTTTGGTATAGACATAAATGAATCAGCTGGATATCATAGAGAATTAGATTCAGTTATAACAACCTCTACTGGAAATGTTGTTGAGTTTACCGTAAGTCAAAAAATACTACAGAGCATAGACATACTAACTGCAGGAAGAAATACAACAGATTTTCAAAAAAAGGCTTATGATTTTATTATAACAAGTTTTATATTTCAGAATCAACTGCAGCTTGACTCTGACAGGAAAGCTTACTTAAGAGATTTCGATAGGATAGAAAACGCATATGAAGATGTGCAAAGATATGTTTTTGGGGCAATAGTATTTAAAGATGAAACGCTATCTCAAATAAAATCTTTCTTTAAGTCTAAAGCTTTAAGCACTAGTTCATATCTTGACTTTATGGTTGATGAATACTTGGAGAAGAGAGCAATAAATGTTGGAAAGACCAACGATGCTGATTGGAAAAAACAAGAAAGATCTTTAATTAAAGATCAGTTTGCAGCTGGCTATAGCGCTATGGTCTATGAAAGATTCTTTAAAGCTGGACCGATCAGAGATTTGATGGAAGCAGCTAGAGAAAGAAATGGAAGTTTCCACATAAGAGAGTGGGAAGTCCCAATGATAAGAGTTGACATAGATCCAGCTAACGCAATTGTTACTGACGTTTCTATCTCAATGAGTAATAACATAATCCCGCTACAAGTACAGATGCAAGATGAGCCAACGTATCAACACATTGGTGGTGGAGATAGTTATATAAATATTTCCATGAAAGTTTTTGGTGAAAAAGAATTAATAAAATTAAGAAAAATATTTGATCATATTAATGGATTAGCTAGGCTTGAGAATGCAGCTGGAGTTATGGGCTTCTTGGGAATTAAGAATATAATAACAGCTTTAGCTGGAGTTAAATATGTTCTTCCTCTGTCTTTTAACGTTTCAACTATTCCAAATTTTCCACATGTCTATGATGTTTCTTTAAGGCTAGTAGACTTTGACATTTTTCAACAAAAACGTGAACAGTTATCTTCTGATCAACAAAGAAAGATGATTGAAGAATTTGGGACAAAGAAAAATCCATTCTTAAGAATGAAGCAACTATGGGGCTCATTTAATTCATATCCAGATTTTCCATTAGAGATTAGAAATAAAGACAGCGAAGTTGTAGGATGTCTTGATCCAGATTTCTATTTTAGAAGTTTTGAGATGTTTGATAGAGACGTTATACATAGCGTAACCGATAATAAAGGTAAGCTTTCTAGACTTGATACATTTAACGTTGATCCATCTCAAGAAGTAACCGTAGTAACTCAATATGGATCAACCTCATATAAGGGTTCTGCGATCATTGCTAAGTTCAGAGAGTATATATTAAATGACCAATTAGATGAACTAAAAGCTTATTCTAGAGGAACCTTAGGATTAAAGGCTTCAGAAACAGCTTCTTATATATTGCAAGTCTTAAAAGATGTTGATCAACCTTATGATAAATTCTTATTAGACTATGTAGACTCTTTGGATGAAGGTGAGTTTGATACTAAAGATTTAGCTGATTCTAGTTGGAGAATATCTTCAGGTCAGTTAAGAGGTGGAGATTTATCAAGTTCTAATGAAGAAGCAAGAGCAAAATTACAAGCCGCACTATCTGGAAATCAAGAAAAAGATGGTTTTGCAGAAGACGCTTACGTAAGCTTTGATCCAGACGAGCTAGATGGACATGCTATTATAAACACTTTTCCAGCAGCAGCAGGTGCTTTTGATACAAAAATTCCATCAATGATACACACCGCAGACGGGTATCAGTTTGGATATATAGATAAAAAGAATGGAAGATTTTACCTAACCGTAGATGACGTTGCCGTTAAGAAAGATAGCTCAGTTGAATATGTGGGGATAACCGACACTCAGACACCAGATGTCGGAACAACAAAATCGCTAACCGGAGTTCCTGGAGCAAAAGCACTATCTGAATACCAATACTCATATTCATCTGGAGATGAGGGTAAGCCAGAGACTATGAAGTCAAATGGTAACTCAAAAAGTGTTACTGATCACTGGGAAAAAATGATGATAGATACTCAGTACAGAGATATATCAGGAAGAATGATCAGGGCATTTCCTACATATATGCTTTGGTTGATAGATGAAAAGAATTTTGCCGGCACAAAACTATTTGATAATTTCTACGGATTACAGTCTATAATAGATTTTTCAGTAGTATCTTCTGAAGATATCTTAGGTGATACGCTAGTATTTAGAGCTTCCAATATGTACGCAAAGCTCTCTACAAAAGAAGCTACAACAATATTCAGTGGAAATGGTGAGACTGACGCTAAGCCTGGTGTAGATAAAATATCACTAACTTCAGGCCTTGAACAAGTGATTGATAGAACTTTAAATTTTGCAAGAAATCAATTAGGTCATATGGAAAGTCAATACATTGTTGACATAGAAAACATAAGACTTAAGCCAGGTGTAAGAGTTCACCTAAGAGTTGGTTATGGCGCAAATCCAAACTCACTTCATACAATATTTAACGGTGTAATAACTGAAGTTGAATTAGGAGAAATAGTTACTGTCACATGTCAATCTGATGCTATTGAACTTAGTCCAGTAGTAAACTCTGTTGACAAAAAGGGATCTAGCGGTCATATAGATGGCGGTCTTAATACTGGATTGTACTTATCTGAACCAAGAGATTTAATGGTTAGACTTCTTTCGATGGGCACATCTAGAACAAGAGAAGCTTTTGCTCATGCAACAAAAGGAACTGTATTTTCTGAAAATAAATTTGGGATCAAGCACTTCGGTATGATGCTATATGAGCCTTTGACAGATGAAGAGCGAAATAAAAACTCTGGCATCAGAAACGCAGCTTCAGATGCATTTCTGGCAGTTGGTCAGGGTAGCGGCATAACTGGTGGAGCTGGTACGGTAGCTGGTGTTTTAAATCCATTTGGTGATAACTCGAATGGAACTGGAATAGGTGGATCGCCATTTGGTATTGACGTAAGATTACCAATGGTTGGAATAATGAGAACGATGTGGTCAAACTTCGCATCACAACCAGATCTAGAATTGTTTAAGAGAAATATTTATCCAGGAAACGGAACTGGTGTAGCTCAATTTCTTGGTGGAGACTTAGGAGACGGTTGGTCAAACGCAGCATCTTTAACTCCCGAAGACATGCCAAATCCAAGATTAGAATATTTAAATAGACTTACAGATTCTTCATGGAATAATTTACTTCAAAGATATGATGGAGGATCAGAAAATGCCTCAGCCGCAATAGATAATCTAACACAGGGAATGGAAGCAAGAGCCAGTGGCGGAACTGCAACAGCAGTGCTTGGTGGAGGACTGTTGGCAGCAGGAGCCGCATTAGCTATTGGTACAGGTGGTATTGCGCTTCCATTCATAGGTGGAGCTATGGCAGTTGGTGGAGGAGCATCTTTGCTTGGAAGCTTAACTGGTAGAGGTGGCGTAAATATCTGGAAAACGTTTGGTTTAGTTAGCGATCTAGACGATGATATGCCTGGATTTGATGAAGTTTCATTTAGAGCGCAAACATACATGAAATCTGTTTGGGATCTTTTTCAAATGTGCGCAAGACTACTTCCAAACTACATCGTTGCAGTAAGACCGTTCGAAGACAGATCAACAGTATTCTATGGCAAACCACACTGGTTATATACGTCAGCAGTAGTCCCAATCACTACTGGTTTTCCTTCTGAAAAAAGAGCTGTAGAACTGGGACTAAAGACTCCAAGTTATAGAAGTCCAGATTCTGAATTAATGGATCTCTTAACAAAAGTTAACAAGCAATCAAATTCTACTGCTGATTACGAAGCAATGAGGCAGGCGCAAAATCCATCGATATCTATTTCTGAAATAGTTAGACAACAATCATCATACTCGGATATATATGCACCTGCTGGAATATTAAGAGGTAAAGTAATTAACTTCTTGGATCCTTTTAGAACCGCGTACTACGGAAACAATAAAACAACAAAAGAACAATTATTTAATGATATTATATCGGTAATACCAAAGAATAAAGGTTACGTAACAGTTGGTTTTCACTTGCCAATAGATTCTAGTGGACAAGCATCTGAGTTAGATATTGAAAAAATAAAAGGTATACACAAAGAAATACCCCAAATGCCGCTTAGGTTTTCTTTCCCATTTTTCACAGACAGAGTTGCTGGAGCAGTTTTATTAGACTATGCATTCTACGCATTAAGCAGCAATAAGTCAGGAGAAGGTGATGACAGACTCAAGACTGGAACCATACATGATGGTGATAAAGATTTTGAAAAGTTAGGTCACGATACTTTATATACAACTTTAATAGATACAGAAGCAGGCCTACTTGCTGGTTCACTAACAGACAACCGTGAAGGTGGCTCTGAAGATGAATTCGTTATAAATCTTGCAGGAGTATCATTTACTGCTGCAGTTAATCCAATCAATACATTTGGTAATGATAAATTTATATTTGACTTAAACACAAGTGGAGTAGCAGGGAGCAAGTCGTTAATAAGAATGCCACTGCCTTCCTTAAAAGAGCAAACTAGAGGATTGAATTCTCTTGAGGGATCTTGGGAGTACGAGTATATTAATCAAAATAGAATTACTTCTGGAAGTCCATTTAGTTACAGGGATTGGGGATCTCCAGTTAGCGCTCTTGATGAGCAATTCTATATAGCCATGAGATGGCCATATGAAATAACTGAAGATAAAGATGATGAAATATTTAAAAAGTTTAAAGATAAATATTTCTCAGACAGAGATGTAAATCAATTTTATGGTAAACCAAAAGATTATAAGAACAGAAAAGTTTTAGTTTATAGTCCAACAACTAGAACAGCAGTTGTGTGTAAGCCAGCATACTTCTTGTGGGGAACAGATAAAGCTGACTTAATTAACGGCTCTTTAGCTGCAAATGATAATACAGATAGTGAAAATAGAACTGATGATAATTTTATAAATTTTAAGAGTGATTCTTTTAAGGAAGTAGATTTAGCAGCAGTCGTTTCTCCAGATGCTGCGTACTACCTAGGTGTAATGCACCTCACGGAAAATGAAAAAGAGTACTTTGGTTCAGAGAATGATAAAACAGGTAATGATAATAATCACGCAAATGCATCAGCCCAGGCATTAGCAAAAGCCGGACTTGCTCCGGTACCAATGCCAAGAGACTGCTACTTTACTTTTGTAGATGACAGTGTTCCAGTTGGCGTTGTAACAACAATATACAACCCAGCTAATGAGTTTAATTATAACGGTGAAACTCATGTTGACATGGATTACTACATTGGCTTTGGTGCCTTCTCGGCAGAGGGTGATGGAAAACTTATAGCAGAAAAAGCAAATAAATCAGGCATGCAGAAGCTGGGTATATCCGGTACAGCAGATAATCTTGAAAGACAACTAGAGCTATTAAATGAAAGACCAACAGCTTTTACGAACACTCAATGGCAAGAGTATATTCCAGTAAGTGGAATAACACTTCTTGATCAAGGCCATTTTGCTGAAGCAGCCGCTAGAGGTGGAAACATCCTTGCTGGTAAAGAGCAAGAAAATAGTTATTTTGACTACATACTAAAGGCAGAGTACAGCGCTCTTGAAAGAGAAAAGTTATATGAAGTTTTAGATGGTGAGCTTAAAACTACTGGAGATGAGGATTCTGGCGCTGGAAGAGAACGTTTTGCTCCTGTATATGATCCAGCTGCACCAGAATCCATAAAAGCTAGAGAGTTTTTTGATGAAGGATTTAGTCCAGCTACTCATGTAATAGCTGGAAATGGAAGAAATCTTAGTCAAGCAAATGATATATGGGATCAATTTAGATTTGGTTACCATAACGAAATCTCAATAAAGAAAATATTTTTTGATGCTTTTGGCATGGATCCTGATGACACAACGCCGCTTCCGGATTTCTTAGTAGCAATATTACGAGATCCAAAAGCAAATCCAGATATATTTAAATTATTTAGTGCTAATGGTCCAGACAGTACGGCAGTAGATGAATTCAGTTTATTGCTTGGAAGCGATTTTATAGCAAATCCAAATCAAAGAACTGGAAAACCATCTGGTACAGCTGATTCAATGGAGAGGCAGATTGAAACAGGGGTTGCATCATCAGTCAGTTCTGATACAGTTAAACAAGCCATAGAGTTCGCTAGAAAAAACTTAGTTGATGCACCTCTTGACGAAGGTGGGTTGGTCAGATATTTCGATGCTTTAACAAAAACAAAATATAAAAAATTAGGATTATTCTTACAGTCGCAATCTAATTTGTCTTTAATACTTGGTGCTGATGTTGGTGGTGGGCAGCCAAAAGCAGATGATATAATTAAAGATAACTTTACACCAAAGCAAGTGTTTTTATTAATAGTTGGAATGTTTAGACAAGCAATGTGGCAGGACGCATATGCACGAGCTTGGTTGGTACTAAAACCAAACAGACAGTATACGAGTGATGATATGTGGGACTTTAGCCCTGTTCATAAAATATTTGCTGCATTTATCGATCCAAATCAAGACTACGCATCAAATAAAAGAAAGTTCTTAAAACTTTTAGCAGACAATAAAGGTGAGGGAAATAGTGCAGGTAACGTAGTTGGTGTACTAACTCATAATATTGATAAATTCTGGGATCAAAATATTGGGCCATTGTTTACGGCACTAAGCGATGGCCTATCAGGTCTAATGAACATGTTTAGAATGTCAATGCTTCAGATGGGATATGGTTTGTCTAATATAGACAACTTCTCTAAGCAAGCAAATATTATGAATAAAGTATTAAACGATTCTATTTACTACTCATTAGGAAGACCTGGATCACTTCTAAGGGCCATTGACAATCCATTCACTAGAGAGTATGGTGAACCAGTAGTTGAAGTACGTGAGCCATTCCAAAAAATACATTACTTAAGTTCATTTTCAACTATCATAGCCAATAATATACAAGAAACTACAACCAACGTAGCAACTCAAGTAACCGCTGTATCTGAAGGAAAGTATCCAGTAACAGTAGCTTTGGATAAGAGCATTCCAGCAGAAAGACAGGTTGAAAAAACTGTAGAGACTGGTTTATTTTTTGACAATATAGCTGGCGAAGGTTTATTCGGAATTGCTCAACCGTTGTTCCATCCAATAGAATTTGCAAGAGGAGCAATAAAGTTATCTCAAGGTGCGCCAGATGAACTAATGGCAAGAAGAGTTGCTCTGGCTCATCTTAAGGAATCTTTAAAAGATATTTATTCTGGAGAGTTAATTGTAATAGGAAGTCCAGACATAAGACCTCATGACTTAGTTTATCTAGCTGACGTCTATGAAAGAATGTATGGAATTTTTGAAGTTGAACAAGTAGTTCATCACTTTACTCCAAATATGGGATTCATTACATCTATCACACCTAACGCTCTTGTAACAATAAATGATCCAGCTAGATGGTTTATGTCCAGTTGGATTCACTCTTGGATGTCAATTCAGAATATAAGAAATGATACAAGAAGTTTAATTAACTCAGTGCAAGCTGGAAGTACTGGAATCTTGTCTGGTGGAAATATCTCCGTTGATGGAATGTCAGAGGCGCTAAGGTCACAAATGATGGGTGGCGTACAGTTTACTCATGGATCAAGCGCACTCATGTCTGACATAATGGCAAACTTTGCGGCCGAAGGATTAACAGATGCTCAATCTCAAATAGAGAATCAGATGAAACAAAACTCTGAAAATGGAATGAGCTTAACTGGAATTGCGGCAACTTACTTGACTACCGTTGGTATAACTGCAACAGCTGGAGCGCTTCTTGGTGGCCCAATTGGTGCTGGAATTGGTGCTGGAATAGCATCTGATTTATTCTGGAAGGGCTGGAAGTGGGTAAGGGATAATGTGCTAGATCAGCACGGTTGCTATATATCTTACTTGAATAAAAATGGTCAACCAATGGACGCAAGTCTTGCAATAAATCAAGGAATGGTTGTTGGTAGATATCACACTAAGAGACTTCTTCCTGGCATTTTGGGAGTAAGAAGTAAAGTTAGAACCGTTGATGGAAACGCATTTATCAGAAATGACGATTTGCTTAAGAGCTTAGGTTGGAAAGAAAAAGAAATAACTGACTTAGTAAGATATGTAAGTTATGAAAATGCACTTGTCAACGCTGAGGTATTAAAGTATTCTGGAACTGGTCCAGATAAAACTGGATTAAATCAATACTTTAAAGTAATATGCAAATTAAATAATGTTATAGATGGTGACGAGATAGAAGTAATAGATTTAATGAACCCAACTGGTCAACCATTTAAAGTTAGACTAGAAGGAATAATAGCTTCAAGTCTTGGCACTTTTCAAGCCTACACAAATACTTCTATACAAGCTGGGTATAAACCAGATGATCCAACGACTGCAATAAACGTTAATTCACCAGGTGGAAGAGCAGCAATTTTTGTAAGTGAAAGACTCAGAGATAAGCCTTTTGTTATTAGAATTTCTCCAAATGATCAATCTTCAGTTTCTATTTATACAGAAGATGACTTGTCGCCTGGTTCAAGAATTAATAATACAAATAGTTATTTTAAGGGTGTTAATTATGGAGACCAAGAAAGAGAAAAATCTTTAGGAACCGTATTTTACAGGATCCTCGATGAGGATAAAGAAACAAATATTTCTATAGTAAGATCTTTCTTTGTGCAAAATCTTGGCTTAAATATTATACAGAAAAAAGAAAAATTCAAAAAAAATCTTTATCAAGAATCAGTATTTGGTCAAAAGTTTGATGAAATATATAACTCAATATATACTTCTGGTATGGAAAATCATTTTGAAATTACTGGAGAAACGGACCCATTATTAACTATAACTAATGATGAAAGAAAATTGTTTAATGATTTAGTTAACTTTAAAATATTAGAAGTTCTTTATTCAAAAGCTTCAGAATGGCCATATATTTCTTGGGATGAGTACTATAATGACGGAGTACCAGCAACTCTTAACTGGGAACTAGTAACAAATAACTTAGCTCAAGTCTACACCGTAGACCTATTAAGAGAGAGAGCATCTACTGGCGGCTTAGATAGATCTATACCAATGCCTAGTCTTGTTGAACAAAAGGGTGGATTGTAATAATGTCTGATTTTAATTTTAATCTAAATGACTTTAATGATTCTGCTGCTTTTATATCAAAGTTGTCGGAAGGCTATAATCCCGATGGAGCGAATAGCTTACATACTTCAGCTTCAAAAGAAAAGTACGCAAATCAGACATTAACATCTAGAAATTTAACAGACATAATGGCTGGACGGAGCATTAACTAGAAATCCTGCAGCATTAGCAGACGCATCGTCTAGGTTCGTTAGATCATCCCTTCATTCCATTCTTGCAACGGGAATTCAGTCTGGTGATGCATTCCAGATAGCTAATCCAGATTATCAAGGACCGGGAGATGTTGATGTATTAAAAGGTGACCAAGCATACTTGAAAGTAGTTTCTCAGTCTTTAGTTGGAACTGGTTTTGCACCAACGTCAGTTCTAAACCCTTTACTAGAATCAACAAATGGAAAATGGCCAGGAAATGATAAGTCTAAAGTTGGAGATTCCACTGGAGCACTATTCACACACAATAGCACCGCCTATACAATAGATAGTGAAGCTCCAGGCTTAGGAGAAAGAGCTATTGCAGCAGAAGAAGAATTAAGTGAAGAAGAGAAGCAAATTTATATAGACAGAGGAACATTACTTAAGCAATCTATTAATGAGCCAGCTTTAACAATTGGGTTTGATTTTGACATACCAGATGTTCTATCTTCCTATTCTTTCGTGCAAACAAATTCATATTATAATGTTGACTCAACTGAGTTATCGGTTGAATCATCGTTAATAAGTTCTCCTAAGAAAAAAGCATTTATTAGCGCTTCTCTAATAGAATGTTTATTAATGATGACAGATGTAAATAAAGGCGTTAAAATAAATGGAACATTTGCTCTTAATAGAGCAGTGTTGTCAGAAAGCGATAAGACGAGTAGGCATTCAAATCCAGAAAGTGGAATTGACAAAAATAATAAGAACTCTATTTCTGATCATGTTTTTGGAAGAGCATTTGATATTAGATCAGTTGGTGACTATGGCGTGATAAGAGGTAAAGAGAGATACGCAGTTGCCTTAGATATTGTTTTGCAAAAGTTAAACACAATGCCACAACCCCTAATGCCAGATCTTATAGTAATTGATCCAGACGTTGCAAAGGATAAGGGAATTGGAGAAGGTTATGAATCAGCTGACACCGCAATTAAAACACAATATCCAAATCTAAAATATGTTAACTTTGAATTTGGTCCAGAACACACAGAAAATATACACATTAGTTTTAGTCCACAAAGAGGTGGTAAATATATTGGTTCTGGTGGCTGGACAACCTCTGATGCTTCAGCTCAAAAGTTTGATGAAAATGGAAACCCAGTAGATGATTCAGCAAGTGGGGCATCAGCAAAAGAAAAAGCCTATAAAAATTACAAAAATGGTGGTCCACCAATAACTCCTTACGAGCTATTCATAATGCTTTCTCAAGAAGGTCCATTCTCTGACGAGGCAGCAGCAATTTTTTGTGCTGTAGCAGGACGAGAGAGTGGAGCTAGCCCAGCGGGTTATAACGGCAAATGCTTTGATAATAAAACAAGTTGGGGTGGTGACGTTTCAGTTGGAATGTTTCAATACAATTTAATTTCTTTGATAAAAAGATCAACTAACGCATCAAACGACGTACCAATTTATTACGATGGTTCCGCTGCAACAAAACAATTAGTTAAAGCTCACAGGTTGATGTACTCTGCTAGTGAAGCTTCTTCTTGGGATCCCAATGCAGTAGCAAAAAAATTAGTAGAGATTTACAGCGCAACCACCAATAAAGAAGCGTCAAAGTCTACCACCGATGATAGGTTGTGGTTTCCAATTAATCAAGTGTGGATGCTAATGGACAAGTGGGGTAGAGCAGATTTCAAAAACGTAAATAAGATAGATGCATCTAATGGTTTTTATCATTGGGGAGATTATGATAACTCAAATAAAACACCAAGATCTGATTGTGGATTTATATTTGAAGTAAAATTCCAAAACGCTGTTAATGTATATCTAACAACGGGAAAACCTATAACAACTTTAGAAGATTGGGTTAGAACAAACTTTAAAAAGCACAATAAAAGAACAATAAATTACATAGAACAATGGATGCAGGGCACTGTATTCTACGATCACCCTAAAGATGGTTCGTTGATAAATGAAGGAGCCAGTGGAGTTATCACCTATAACGTTGAAGTAGTTGAAAAACAAGGTGCTGATGGAGATGGGTCTCCCGCATCATTTACTAAGAATCAAATCGAAGAAGCTGCAGACTGGATTAGTACTAATAAAATTCCTCAATGGTTGACTAAGTACCGTCCAGATCTTTTGGATCCCCCTAATTTTGGCTGTGATAGATTTGCCAGAGTTCTCTCAGCGGCTTTAGGGTTATTTGGTACAGCCCAAACTGCACTGTTTACAGATGAATGGACAACCGCCGGCAACGCACCTGAGTACACTGTGCCTACACCTAGTCTTAGCTCATTCCCAACAGCAGGAGAACACCTGTCTAATCTTATATCTAGCTCCTCATTCTATGGACCAAACACCGAATTTGGAAAGAACCCACCAGCTGGTTATTTGGTATTCTGGGAGGGTGGAGCCGATGGCTATGGCCACGTAGGGATTTCGATAGGAAATGGTCAGTACGTTGACCAGCACGATGAGAGTCAAGGTTCGGAAAGAATAAGACCAAGAAATATAAATTCAACAACCTTCCCAGGAAGTAAGTATACCTATGCTGGAACATCATCTGCGTGGAGCGCATAAGGAGATAACATATGAAACAGTATCCAAAGTTTGATGAAAAATTAAATTCACACATTAGCAATAATCAGCTTCAGCAATCTAAAACAAGATCTGGAACTATTATGTCTTATAATAAAATGACCAATACAGCTGTAATTATCCTAGACGATAGGATGACAAATCAAGTTGGCAACATATTAAGAAGCGTTCCATGTCCATCTACCCTTGGCGTACAAAGCGTTGCACCAACAGCCGGCACAAGATGTATAGTTGGTTTTGCTGATGCCAATGAAAGATTTCCGCATATAGTATCATATATAGACGATACAAATAGCGTAGGAAGATATATGCCCAACTACAGTGTAGACACTGGTGTACCAAAGTTTATGGTTTAAAATGTCAGAAAAAATTCATGCACAAAAGTCTTTCGAATCAGTAGCTGGCAAGACCGCTTCTGAGTTAGATGAATTAAGTAGGAGAAAAAACTTTTCCCAAAGAGAAGTAGGACTTACTCATCCGGATAATTCATCTTTTATAAGACTAACGGATTCTGGTGATATAGAAATATTTTCAGCGCCTGGAGTAGGTATAGTCATAAATGGATCAACAAAAACCATTTCTCTTTTTGCGGATAATATTAAGTTTTTTACAAAAGAAGATGGTTTAAAATGGAACTCTATGGAGTTTAATCATTCGGCAACTGTGTTTTCCGAGCCAGCATTTGTCAGCGCAAATGATAAATCTTATAATCCAGCTTTTTTAAATATGGATCATTACATAAAGAATTTAGATTTAATAGACCAAGAAGATTCACAACAGACAGTTACTATTCACGGCAGCTACGCCTATAGGGAGACTACTAACACTGATGTTGTCTCAGTGGATGTATTGGAAAATTCTTCATTAGATAATGATTTTACAAAAGAAGATATTATTAAATTAGATTCTTTTTGGGATAGGAACTCTTCTGCGTTGTTTAATGCAGAGAGTATGTCAAAGGCTAATTTAATAAATAGAATAAGAGACCTAATGTCTAATGGGCGTTCGATAAACCAGGCGTTAGATATTGTTAAAGAAAGCATAGGAGACAATAATGTCTGATTTTTACATCAGCCTTAGTGGTGATTTAGTGGTAAATGGATCTGGAGATTTGGGCTTAGTCCAATCTATGTCAGAAAAAGATATACAGCATGTATACATGAGGTTAATGACTGAGCCAGGTGACTTCTTCATCTACCCTCAACTGGGGACTCAACTGTCGATGCTATATGGAATGCCTCAAAACCCTCAAACTGGTGACTTCGGTAAAAGATTAATTCGTGCAGCCCTAGAAAGAGAAGGGGTTTTTAAAAACAGACAAATTACTATTGAAGCAGTACCGGTTTCCGCAGACTCCATTAGGTTTGATGTTTATTTAATGGGTGACTTAAATGAACCTACGATATTGTCCATAACGCAAGACTTAGGAGCCTAAAGTGGTATCAGTTAACATAAAGAGTAAAGAGCAAATGCTGGTAGCTACTCTTAACGCCCTGCAAAAAAACGCAGGAATCAGTGCCATCTCTCCTGGATCAATAGCTAGAGCTTTTGCGGAAGCAATTCATTCTGAAATTAGCGATCTTTATAACTCCTTAAAGGTGAGCATAGAGCAGTCTAATCTTTCAACGGCTTCAGGAATCAACCTAGATATGATAGGCACCCTATATAACGTGCAGCGTAGAACGATATCATCTGAACTAGTCCCAGAAAGAGTTACTGGAAATATAGAATTTTATTTAAATACAACTCACAGTTCAACCGTAACCATTCCAAAGGGAACGCTCGTATATAATGATACGACAGCATTTTCTTCAACCCAATATCAGTATGAGCTAAATTCAGATATTGTTATAACAACTGGCAACACAAGGGCCTATGGGTCAGTTAAGGCAAAATTTGCAGACAACAATGTAACTGCAGCTAGAAATACCTTGGTAAAACATAATTTCATATCACCTCCGGGTATCGTAGTGTACTGTAATAATCCGAAGGAAGTTTATAGTAGTCTTAACTCTGAATCTGACGATAACTATAGAAGAAGAATAGTTTCAGGAATTAGAGGTTCCTCTTCAGGTACCGCAGAATCCGTTAGGTTTGCAGCCTTGTCAGTTAAAGGTGTAAGGGATGTAAAAATAAGAGAAGCTTCTCTTGGTGTTGGTACTTGCGATATAGTTGTTATACCAGAAACTCAAGCTGGAATAAGTATAATGAGTCAGTTGGTTTACGAAAAAATTAAAGCAGTTAAACCAGTTGGTATTAATATGAATCTTAGAATAGCTACTAAAAAATTAGTAGATGTTTCAGCTACCTTGACCCTAAGAGAGGGAACAGCGGGAGCAATTGCTAGAAGCGTAGAAAATCAATCAAAGATTTTCTTAAATAGATATTTAAACAGTCTCACAATTGGTGACTCAGTTTCAATATCAGAAATAGAAAGACAGATGAAGCTTTCTTCAGAGCTAATCATGTCTGTCACTGTTGGTAATATTAAGGTAGACAATAGAAATATACCCAATAAAGATTATAGACTATCTGATGATAAAAGTTACATGGCTGCTGGTACGCTTAGCCTATTCTCTGTTATAATGGGAGCGTAAACTAGTAGAAAAGGTGTAAATTAATGTCTGAACAAACTTACTCTGTTATAAGAAAGCAGATAGTAAAAGCAAAAAACATGACCCATGCAAGAATGGTATCAGAAGGGTATGATAACTTTCCTGGCGAAGTACTACATGATGATTGTGAAATAATAGAAACTGGAATAACAGAAGTGTGGAACGAAGAAGAGCAAGACGCTCAAATCTTCTTAGATAGTCATGAAGCCACAGCCGCTGATCAATCTATCTTTTTAAGATCCGAGAACAGACGTTTGGCTAAAATAGCTGAAAAGAATAAGAACGTAAAAGACGAAACAGTTTATGCAGTGTATCAAGCTGCATTTGATGCCTTTTCATCTATAGAAACTGCTCCCATTAAGGGCCCAACACTTAAGGTGTTACCAGGGGTTCCTGAAACGGCAGTAGCGGTATTTGCGGATTGGCAATTGGGTAAGATAACTCCTGATTATAACTCTGAAGTTTTGGCAGAAAGAATAGAAGTTTATACTCAGAAACTACTAGAAATAACGGAAATACAAAGGAAGCATCATCCTGTTAAGAATCTTCACGTATGGCTATTGGGTGACATCGTAGAGGGTGAAGAAATATTCCCAGGACAAGCTCACCTTATAGATTCTGGACTCTATAGACAAGTAGGCGTTAACGGTCCAGCAATTCTGAGCAAGTTCTTTGACACTGTATTGCAACACTTTGAGCACGTACATGTTACTGGCGTGATAGGAAATCACGGCGCAGTAGGCGGACGTGGTAGAAAGATGCATGATCCAGAAACAAATATGGACAGACTGCTTTACAAGTCGATGGAATTCTTTTACAAAGAAGGAAGACAAGAGCCAAGAATAACTTTTAATATTCCAGACGGAAAAGGCGAAAGACACTGGTATGCTGTAGACACTATAGGTAACTACAGTTCCTTGCTAATTCATGGTGATCAAATGCCTGCACCAGGACAATATCACGGCTACTATAAGAGGGCAATGGGGTGGAAAGATGGCGCAATCCCAGAGCACTTTGAAGATATATTTATGGGCCACTATCATCAGCAATTTAAAATGACCATAGGTAGCTCAATGCTCAGGGTCTCAGGTTCACCAGAAAGCTACAACACCTATGCTCAAGAGTATTTTTCCTCAATGAGCAGACCGTGTCAGCATTTGATGTTCGTTCACCCTGAGAATGGAGTTACTTGCGAATACAGCATTTGGCTAGATGCGGTTTAGGAATTTAATAAATGAAAACCTATTTGTTAAACTTTAACACTGGAGACTTCACTAAGAGTAATAATTTGTGGACCTCCAGTGTAATTGACCTTTATTCAAATAAGTTTTATAAAAACTTTTCATACACTAGGTCAGCAACTGGTTTAAATTCACTAGGTGATTACACTTATACTGGAACTAGCATAATACAAGGCGCCACTCCAACCATAGAAGGTGCGTATGCAGTTACTGACGCAGGAGAACTATATCTCGATCCTGGCGTAAGTCCCCATCTAATCTTTAATTCAAACTCAGTCAGCGGTGACAGCCTTGTTTTTGATGCAGACAACAGTTCAACACCAATTTTTACAGCTGATTCAGAAGAAGATTATCTTTATAGATTTATAGATACAACATCCCGTATTGACATAAGAACTTTTAAAGGAGCTTTTTCTAGTTCTTTAAACAGTATTGAATCAATTACTTTTGATTTAAATATATACGAATCAGATAGTCAAAATCGGACCATGGCTACTAGCAGTAACTACCACTTCTAACGCTTTAGGATCAATACTTCTATCAAAAGACGTAAAGCGATATGCAAAATTTGAAGTAGTAGTAAATACAGAATTAGAAGTATTAACATCTTTAAGTTTTCTTCTTATAATAGAAGTAGCTATATCGGAACCCTCTAACCCAGTAATTTCACGTTCAACAAAAAATGTACTAGGCAGATTTCCTTCATGGATGCACCTATATGAGGACTCAATAGATCAGGCTACCCCCAGTTTATATGTACCAAAGTCAACGGCTGGCAAATTTTTAAATGCAGTTGTTGGTGAAGACTTAGATGATTTTGACAGAGAAATAGATATATTTAGAATCAACTCTTTCATAGAAAGAGCTGACGTTAATCAATTAGCCTGGTTGTATTCTTCTACAAATATAACAAATGTTTTTAATAAAGTATTATCTAATGGAGTTTTGGAACTTGCAAGAATTGATAATCTTGTTGATTTCTATAAATCAAAAGCATCTGATGATGTTTTCTATCACAACCCTTTAAATAGGGAAATTTTAACAATAAAATTATATGGAGATCTCTCAATAAAGAGTGAAAATACTGGAGTCGTAACTCCCTTAACTCAAACACCAATATTAAGATACAACTGGTTTGACGAAATGGGTGCAAGAGTTGGCCTATTTAGAATGCATCTTGAATCGAACGTTTCCTATAAGGAAAGGATTTTAGATGTATTTAAAAATCCAAATGGCGCCGATATAGAATCATTTAAAAAAGTTCTTAGAAGAGAGTTGAATCTTTGGAAAGCTTTTGGCGCCACTCCGTCTTCTAGCTATCCAGGTGCAACACCTGAAATTTTAGAAATATCAGATATAGAATATTCAACTCCATATTTTACCGCAGATGGTAATCCAACTGATCTATTTAAAAAATTAGTAGATGATTTAAATGTAAGATACCCTACAAATTGGGGATACTTTAGATTTGGAGATAGCATTTGGGACTACGCTGGAGAGGATAATGAAGGTGTTAATAGAATCCGCTCTAGATACTATGATGAAGAAATTGCAATACCATATTATCAACCAGGAGTTGGAGACTTAAATGACGCTGGATTATTTGTCACTAACTATGATGCAACTCCTCAGTTTTTTGAAACTTCAATAGTTGCCAAGGGCAAAAAAAATGTTAGCACTTCTTTAAAGTATGAACCAGTAAAACTTCAGTATGAGTATTATGGTTCCTATGAAATTACCGAATACAATAATCCAGCAGCTACTGTAAATTTAACTCTTGAATTCAGCGCTACCCCGCACGGATCATACGCAACGCCAACAACATTTTTTGCGCCGCTCACATTCTATCCAAAGAATAATTTTGGTCCAACTCACTCAGCTTACCCGGAATATAATTCTATAGAAATATTTGATACAGAAGGATATGTTTCATCAAAATATTCACTAAAAGAAAAACAAACATTATCTGGATATAAAGATACAAAAAGTTCGATTAACACATCTAGATTAGAAGTATCTGAGATATTAAATATTGTTCTTAAAAATGGATTATGGAATGGCTCAACTTATGCAACACCAAATTCCAACAACTTTGAAGCAAAGTTTTCTCACAGAACTGCGAATCTGACAAGTAGTGAAACGCTGTTATCAGCAACACCAAACTTTGCTCAGAGTACGCAACTGCAACTTCTTTCAAAACTATACAATCCAGTTCAGGTAACTAAATATACAACTCCGCAAGAGTCTGAAATTATCATTAATAATGTTGCTACGCCACCAAGTGGTTATTCAATTGATCATAATAGAATTGTCTCCAATATAATTATGCCAGTAGGAGCAACGCCAAGGCAGATATTTATTAATAACTTGAAACCAACAAGCGTAGACGTAGATTACCTTGATGACAATTCAGCTTTTTCCGGCTATGGTGGTGTTTCTTATTATTTAGAAACTGATAGAGAAGTATTCATTCCATCTTCGCCCAACTTAAGCATAAGATTTAATAGTTCAAATCTTGCAACACCTAGCTCGAATGCTAAAATTGGAACGACTACAGTAAACGGATCTGCCGCAACCGCATCATATTACTTTACTCAACTTAACTATCCATATACCAGTACTCCAAACTCACTCACCGTATCGACTCAGGATGGCTCAATTTATCCATTTGAAATAGTCAATTGGGATCCTTTTGAATTAACACATGCTTCTCCTATCTCTGGATACGTTGATGAATATGGGATAATCAGTTATAACTCTTTAAATGGTGAATATGTTCCAGGAAAAAATACCAATTATATCCCACTGCCAGAATTAACAAGAGAAGGTTTTGGTCTATCTGGTTCTGAAAAATTTAAATACTTTTTTGAGACAATTGAAGTTTTAGATCCTCAATCTGTAAATGTATCAGTTTGGTCAGAGCAAAAAATAGTTAATCCATTTCTAAATAGAACCTATGTGTTGAATGCGAATAGCATATCTAGCATCTACGCAGATACTGATTACACAACAAAGAGTTTAAGATATCCAGATAATTCCGTCTCTGAGTCATATGACCTACAGAGAAATACTACGGTATTTGATAACTTTATAGTTAGAGGAAAATTATACGACGCAAGATTAGATGCCAGAATCAATACTGGTTGGATTCATCTAGACAATGATGAGTATTACGTCTATGCTAAACCAGTAACTGAAGTAGAAACTGGAGTATTAAAAGAGATAACACTAGGCAATACTCCTAGGCAGGGTGCTCCAGTCGTAGTAAATGTCTCTTTGCTTGGTTCAGCAACTCCTGAAATTTATACTGAGGTGGGATTCCCCGATGAGGCTTCTCCAAGGCATTTTGGATTCTATAATACAGAAGTACTGCAGCCTAGGTTTGATAATAGTTTCTATCTTGGCTATAAAAATGTTTATAATCTTTCTATTACAGATGGTTATACTGGAGAGCTTCTATTAAGTAATCTTTCAACCAATAATTCATCTATTAAGTTAGATAAATCTACATATAAATTTAAAAAAGACAGAGATTATTATATAAAATATAAAGTTGTTAATTCATATTATATAGATAATATCCTTAATGATTCTTCATATTATTCAAGGGTAGTATTTGACGCTACTCCTAATGCTACGATGAACTATGAAATCATATACGAATCTTCAATATACGAAGACTCAACTCCTGTTGATTTAAATTTTGGACAAACAAGCTCACTCCTAGACAAAGGTTACGTAATTGCATCAAATGCAACGTACGACTTTGACAGAATAAAGGTGGTTGTTTCGCCAGGTTATATTCTAGATGATGGAAATGACTATATAACTATAAGCATAATTTCTTTAGATACTGAGGGAAACCCAAAACCATATCAAAGCTTTAGTCTTTCTTCTCAGCTGCATCAACTTGCTTTTGATAGCAGTATAATAACCACAGATGATGAAGGGTTTGCTTCTACGAATGCAGTTTACCAGAGTGGAAATATCGTTGAGAATAAGAATGTTAAAATTCTAATTAGCGGAGTGACATATCCAGCCAATCCATTAGCACACCCTGATAGTGAAACTAATGGATCTGTCTACACTGAGTTTATTCCAGTATATTCTTCAAGGTCCGAAGATGCAGCATTGTTAGCCTCGGCAAACCCAAGTATTATTAACGCCGATGGAGTGTCATCGACAACTATATCTGGAATATTAACAGCCGACAATGCACCAAGTGAAAATAATGTAATTTACTGGAGAAAATCTAGATATCTATATTCAGCTTTGAATGATGTATCATATAGTAAATCAACGTTAACGCCAGATAAGAATACTACTTCAGGCATTGTTTATACTGACAATAATGGAAAATTTGAAATAGGTCCAATTCCTTCACAAGAAAGAGCTACTCCTGGATATTGGTTTATGGCTATCGATTCTGAGTTAGGCTCAACTCCATCTTCGACCCCAAATACATCAGTTGGCGATGTTCTATTCTGGTACGAATCTTACGATAATGTAGACATCAATTTTGTGCCTGGATTAAAGATACCTGATATAATTAACTATGATATTAGTAAATCATTGAATATATATTCCACTCCAACGTTTAGAATTAGTTACTATAATGAAAACATAGTAGATAATACTGGATCAACGCCTAGATGGACGCCGCCACAATGGCTGCCAATTTCGAGATACGACCAGTACCAAGCTGGATATTTTGGTGCAACCCCATATGTTATTTCAGATTACTCTAACTTAATAAAGGATTATGAGGATTAATTGTGGATAAGTTTAATTTAAATATTGACAACAGCAGTCAAAAAAAGATAAGAAAAGTAAATAATTTACCACTAGATGATTCCTCAACTGCTTTAGCTTGGTTTAATTCAAAGCCAGTAACTCCAGCAAATAACATTTCAGTAACAGATCTATCCAATTTTATATCAGAGAATTCGTACTCCTCAAACATCAATGCTTCAAATAAATCTGCAAAGAATAAAATAGTTTTTGCTAATGAACTAGGAATACTAGAAGACTCAGATGGCTATACGGTGTTCGATTCAGATGACATTAGCGTAAGCGATGTATTTCTAAACACACGTGCATTGGATAAGAAGTATTACACTGAAGATCTTAATAAAAACGGATTTGTTCATTCGTTTTATGTTTCTAGATACTATACTCTCCTGCCAAGAAGTTCTTATGCATATGATGGACTTGATGATTTTTTGTCAGAGTCCAGTGTTCCGAAGTCAATTAAAGTTATTGACAAAAATGGTTTTGAGTATGTAGATCAATCTACTGGTTTAAAAAAATATAGAATACTAATTGAACAATTAGATTTACCAATCTATTCAAATAGATCAAATATTCCTTCTAAGATAATAGCTTTATTTGATAGTCCATCTCCAGTAGACTTATCATTAGTTTACGACAAGGTTACGCTATCTTCAACTGAGTCAATATCTTCAACGATTCCTCAATATAAAGAAAACATTAATACTGTTAGTATTTTTAATAGAATTGGAGAGGAATCAATTGTTGTAGATAACTCTTCAAGGTCAAAAAAAATATATAGTAAAAAATCTATTACATCAAAAAATAATTTAATTAATAGCACGAATGCTAGAGCAGAAGGTTTTGAAGTATTTGTTCCTAAAAAAGCTTTGTCAGATAATAGAACCTATGAATCTTTTAACTGGAGATTAATAACTAAAGTTAAAAGATCCGTTGATGTTTCATCTATAAATTATGGTGAAGAAATAGATAAAGAAAGTTCTATAAAACAAAAAGTAATTAATTGTGCTGTGCTATCAACATCAGCACAGATATCTGGCATGGAGCAATCTAATGATTTTGGCGCAGCAAACCCTTACGCTTTTTTGAGACTAGAGCAGTCTCCGTTTAATGTATCTAAGTATAAATATACAAATCCGTTATCGGAAAAGAGTAATCAATACGGAAAAAATCAAGCATCGTATTGGTTATTAAATTTAGATAAAGTTACTGATGATGAACTTTCTCTATACGACATAGTCACCTGGACTCCTAGTTCTCCAATAACTATAGAACAAGGTCTAAAGCTAAAGAAGTATCTAGAGCAGACTCAGGGAACACTGGTATTAGATTTATCAAAACTTTCCGTCATCACAACACAGGCAATCGATTATACTGGCGCACAGGCAATAGATCCAGCTTTATCAGTTAGCGCCCAGGAATATCCGCTAGATACATGGACTTATAATCAGGAAAATATTTTTCTTAATGAAAATAAAACTAATGCTTGGCCAATTAACCCAGGTATTTTTGAAAGATTAACCGTAGACAATGTTAACTACGATGTATATTCAATATTTGGAAGAAGCAATCTTTCTAATCTTACAACTAAAAAAACAGTAAAAGAATTTACTGGAAATATTGCAGCCAATAATGTTGTATTAAGCAATTCTAGAAGCAAGCCAGTATTCGTTAGTTTAGAGTTCACACCTTCAACTGATTCACTATCTAAAGGCACGCTACTGGCCACAACCACACCAATGCTTAAATACTGCAATGACATATACCAACCATCTTCCATCTTTGATATAGCAACAAGTAACAATGGTCCAACTAGCATAACTCAAGCTACGTTTACTGCTGTAGCAGCAATAGAAGGTCCAATGAAAATACTATACAATGCATGTTCGGTTGCATTGTTAAATAGAATATTTTCAACTAAGGTTAAAGATTTAAGATCGTCAATGTACTATCAGGTTTCAAATTGGCAATCTTCATATGTGTTAAATGGAAACGTTTTATTGGAAGACGAGAAAAAAGAAGTATATTCTCTTATTAAAGTAGACAATCAAAATGCTGTTGGAACCTCAAAGTATGCAAGGAATTTAATTCCAAGTAATTCTTCAGTATTAGAATTTTACAAAAAATCTATTTATGACTTTTTAGCTGATCAACACAGTATCTCTTTACAAGAAATTGATTCTAGCAATTTAGAATTTTTTATAGAAGTAACAAACAACGACGTAGAAATTGCAAATGCTACTCCGATAAAAGGTGGAGATCGTATTTACGCAGCCGTTGTACAAAGTGGTACAGAGATACCAACTTCTTATAATCTATTTAAGATAAACAACGATAGCATTACTGGGGCGGTTTATGCTTACACTGATTCTCCATCAGCTCAATTTACTATACCTGGTGGATTTGGTCCTTATGTCATAAGGGAGAGACTATATAGATCATCGACTAAAGAAATAAACGATGGACTTTCCAGTTCAATATCTTCATCTAATAGTTATAAAAATTATACGTTTAATTTTTCTATCTTCAATTCTTACAATCAATCAAGTGAGTCAACGTTAAGCTTTAGTGCAAATTGGTCAGCAGTTTTAACTGCAGAATACACGGCAACGCTATCAAGACAAGCAAGATATGAAGATGTCTATCCACCTGGTTCTAAGTTGCTAAGAGATGACGTTGCTGTTACTTCTACCTATGAAACTGGCGCAGCATTTTCGGGTGCTGATAGAATTGATTCTTATCCAGAGTTTCAAAAAGGAATAAATAGTAGAGATCCAGTTAATAACTTTTTATACACCGGAGATATACAACAGGGTAATATCATCGGAGCATACGGTCCGGGTAAACCAGGCATGCTTCCTGAATATATTAAGTATATACAAATAAGTATGAGGGAAGCTGGAATATTAGTTGCTGGAAAATTGCCTGAATTAAGTGGAAAATATGAAACAAATACACTTAATGCAGTGAAAGCTTTTCAGATATCAATTAATGCTAGGTTCGAAAACGGAACAGTTGATAGCGAAACTAAGTCATTAATAGCAATTCACGTTTGGAAATCCATAAAAAACTCTGATCCAACTCGCTATAATTCAATAATAGCTAGGTTACAGGTGAATAATCCAACAGTCGTTAAGTATGTTGTAGCAGCCGCAGATGCGATAGAATTACATGATCTTCCTAATAGAGATTGGAATTATAGAAAGATAACTTTTACTGGACAGTCTGGTCCTAAAAAATTAATAGATTCAATATTTTTAGCAGTTCCATTTAATCAAATTCCATTTGATGGAATAATACAACAAGATTTAAAAAATCAAGTTCTTAAATCGGTAACGATAACTCCTGGAACATTTGCTGGTGCACCAGACTATAAGGGAATAGCTCTTAAGCAGGCAGTAGTTTATTCTGGAGTAGGCTTGGCTGGTCCACAAGTAATTAAAGGCGCTGCAGACTATACGGCAAGTCCATTCAAGATTGAAGTTAACAAGCCAATGGCAGAGTGTATGTTCTTCGCTTTCCAATTCAATGGTGGTCCGCTGGGAGGAAAACATGGCTCATTTGCTGAAGGATATTCTTTAAGCAAAGTTGAATTTGAAATTTCTTATACACTAGATAAATTTAATGCTGAAACAATAGTTGAAAGTGGATATAGATTAGATACGACTACAGCTCCAGTAGAAATAAAGTTTAATATAGCTGGATCAGTTACTGGTATATCTCCAAACAAAGCTGAGATTATAGATCTAAATGGTGTTAAGTCCACTAAGTATGCAACAACTCCAGTATCTATAACATATCCTACATGGTCTGGAGAAAAAACTTTAAACTTATCGAATACTACAATTAATTTTAGTAGCACTTCATATAGTCCGCCATTTACACCTTACTCTGATTCTAATTTAGAGCCTCAGTACAAGGATGAATCTATATCAATAAACTTAACGCAGACAAAAACAGTTTCAATAAACTCAAATACTTTTGCTGTAGCTAATGTTATCTCCGCAACTGGAAACCCAGTAAACAGTTCAGATTTAAATCTAAGTATTTCTTCTAATAGATTAGTTTTTGAAACCTCATCTCTTATATACGAAAACTCAAACATAATCAAAAGCGCTGAGAAACTTTTAACCAATTACTGGTTAATGAAAACAGATGGTTCAATAATAAAGTCAGCAAAAAAAGCAATTTCTGTTTTAGATGGTTTGGTTCTTTTAACTCAACCAAGTTTAGACCCAGATAAAGTTGGCAAACCATATGGCATAGAACTTCAATCTTTTGTAAATACTCTTTCTACTGATCGAGAATTTAATACAGATTATGGATCTTTTATATTAACAAATAACGCTAGAGATGATGGTGGTTTCCTTTATGGGTTCTATGATAATAAGAAAAAAGAATTTTTAGGAACGAATCTTTATTATGTAGACTATATTTCAAGAGGTCCAGAAAATGTATACATTGCTGCACTTGCAGTAGATGCAGATGGAAATCTTGGAAATGGATTAGACTTCTTTGGACCAAAGACTTCTGGCAAAATAATACCTTCTTCCATACCAGTAAAGATGGCATGCCCTATATACAATGTTGAATATGTTCCATCATCAAGAATAGGAATATCATCGATCCCACCAAATCTCTCAAAGTTTCAACAATGGCCGTTGTATATAACATCTGGATCTTTCACAAAAGATATATACATAAACCCAGCTTATGGTTGGACTTCTTGGGCTGAAAAGTACACAGGGAAAGTACTAAGAGCTACATATTCAACTTTAAATATGGGTAACGTAATCTGGTCTCAGATCGCTGGTAAACCATATATTACTGTAATTAATGAAACACCAATAGTTTTATCATCTAAGAGATATCAATTAATGCAAGTTCCTATAGCAACTTTCATGGAACCTTCACAAATGGAATGTGGTTCAGTTGTTAACTGGGTTGATTTTGAAACAAGAGAATCAGTTGACTCACCATGGACGGCAGTAGATTCAAATCTTATAAGAAATATTAATTCCCAGACTGGAATAGTAGATTTCATTACACCGATAACTAGTGATCCAGATCTAATAAGGGTGAACTACACCGCTAAATCAAATGGTATTCCGCTCAAACAAATTAACGGCAGAGTTATTCCATTGAATCCATTTCTCAATAAAAACACAGTAGAAACAGAAAAGCCTCTACATATTTATATTAAACCTATAAGAATAGAAGTTAGAAGCTCTAGTCAAGATGGTTATGTTTGGGATTATGTTAGCGACTATTCATATGATTCTCCAATAGATTTTACTTATAATACTTCTATTTTTGATCCATATAATAGCGTTAACTACGATCCATTTTCTCTTCAAATAGGACTGGTTCACGTATTAAATTCTGTGGATATTAAAGATTTAGCTATTGAAGATTTAAGATTAAAGGGCGGAGGATTAAAGGCTACTATGGGTAAGACTATAGATGTGCAATCTTATGGATCGCTCGATATAAATAAGGTTTTCAAAGAAGTCAAAGAAGCGTCTTCATTCTGGGATGTTTATCCACCAGATCAACAAGCATATTCTAAAGGCGGATTTATTATAATAAAACTGCCGAAAGAAGTATTGGATAATTTTACTAGTGAAGCAGAGTTGTATAGTATAATAAGTAAGAACATAACCGCTGGTGTAGCATATAAGATTCAAGATATGGAAGGAAATGATTGGGGTGTATTATAATGATTAACTTTCTTCCTAGTATAATTAAAACATTTTCTGACAATTCCCAGCAAAGTGTTGGCTTTTTAATCAAAAGCATTAAAGCCGATAAAGCACAGGTAGCAGAATTGGTTAAAAGTCTTTCTAATTTTTCTGTTGGAGCAGACTTTGCCCCAACTTTAATGAGGTCTAGGGCAATTATAGAATCTGAATTCTTTGTTGATATTTTTAGAGATGTACAAATAAGATTTGATAGATATTTTTCAGCGTCTAATTCAATTAGCGTATCTTTAAACTCGATGATAGAAGTCATGTCATCTCAAGTGGCAAAAATAGAAAAAAATATTTCTCTTTTAGAAAATTATATAAATAACTATGATTTTATTTCAGGAAAAGATGATCTTTATAATGATTCTTATATAGAAAATTTTAATGATTTTCTAAAATCAAATACATATGACACCTCTCCAGTTCCTTTTGTAGATAGAGGTGGAGCTACTTTTGATGAAAGTGGAAACGGTTTTGTTGATCCAATTGTTTCAAAATTTAAAATTGGCAGTGGTATTGATTTTGTAAATGCTATAGGTTTTGTAAAATCGGTAGACTACGAAACTAACTATAGTCAATATATTTCTTCCATAACTGATTATGAATCTTTATTCAATGAGAAACAGTCGAACGTGTGGAATATCTCAGTTCAATCACCAACAGTATTAACTTCTATCCCACCATCATTTTCTCAAAACATAGACTATGACTACTCTTATATAGTCGGTGCTAAAACTGTAATGACAATTAACTTTATAAAAGAAATTGAAATGGATTTAATCAGAATAAATCCTAATGAATATGATGGACTGCAGCTGATGCAAGTAGTCATAGAATCAGCAAATATAGCAGAAAGAATCTATTCAAGCAATTCTAATGTTCCTAGCTCTGGTTATCAAAAAAAGAAAATTCTATTATCTCCAGTAAAGATAAACTCTGTATTAGACATTAACTTTCCATTAGACAAAGTAAAGAGTATAACGCTTATATTTAATCAAAGCACGTATAAAAAAAATACTATTTCACCAACCTCAGATGAAGTATCTTCAAGGCTAATTCATGAATTGCTAAATGGTATAAGGAAAAATAAAAAAAATAATCACAGTAAACTTCAAGACATAGTCCTAGAATATTTTAGAAAATTCAATTCAATAGATGAGGCAAAAAGAAATTCTTATGCATACACTGACTACTATACATATAAATATCCAATTGACAAAGTTGGATCCCAACCATTTTTAAATGAAAAAAATAATTCAATATCTTTAGACCAGGAAAATCGCCTGTCGTCTAGTAACCATCTTTCTGTAATGGTAAAAAATATAGTGTCACAAACACTAGGTGATAGATTTAAGTTGTTTGATGATTCATTATTCGTAGATAGCAGATTAAATAATAGGGGTGGATTTCTTGGTAAGATTGGAAATTCTCCAAGTATTCTAAGTAAGAATTCAAACTCATTAGATAAAAATCTAGTAAGCTTTTCAGATGATGCCATTATGTCTGGATCAAACATCTATTCTACGAATATGTTAAGAAACAAAAATCAAAATGTAGAAAATTACATGTATTCTTTTTCGTTAAAGGGAGTGCAGTTTGGTAAGACAAGGCAAATCTCAAATGCAACAAACTCATTTTCGACTAACAAAGCATGCTTCATTAGTTCTAGAATTCCAATAGATGGAAACCCTTTAGCTGTTAAGGCTAAGTTAAACTTAGAGAAGGTTGATGAGAGTAGAGCACTTCCAGATTTCGATCTTAAGGAAGCAAACTCATATGAACTGTCAATTTCGATAAATGAAAATCCAGCTTCAGAAAATGATTGGATACCAATTATTTCCTACGATAGCAGTGATATTAAATCTGAATTTTTATTTTTTGATTCAATAAGTAAAACAGCATTTTTAAGATTTTTTCCAATTGATACATCTATAAAAATATACTCAAATCAAAAATTAATTCCAGAAAGTCAATATACTATAAATAAGTTTAACAAATCAATTTATATAAATTCTTTTGAACCAAAGAATAATTACGTCGCTAGTTATACAGCAGACAACGTTAACTTTACTCAAAATTATATAGATATATCTACGCTTTTGACTGCCAATCAAACCTTATCGGCTTATTCTAATGATAAAAATGGTGAGTTCTTTGAAAGAACTACATCAAATAATGGTATTAAATTAATTAATCAACCATATATAAACTATGATAAGTTAAAAAAGGCTTCCTACAGTGAAAGAGGTGGTACTATTAACACGATAGAGTACACCGGCTATAATCCAGTGCTTGTAAAGTTTTCTGATGGTTCATATGCCACTAATCTTACTAACTATAAATTAGGTGGTTTTGAAAAGGGTGAATTTTATGATACTCAGGAAGTTCTATTCTTCCATAATGGAAAGAATATCATCTTCAATAAAGCTATTACTCAACCTTTTAACGTTATATATGAATATTTAAATAGTCAAGTAAGATTTAGATTAATTATAAGAAATAATTTTAATAACTATTTTTCATCTGGTTCAGTAGACAATGTTATACTTAAGTTTAAGACAAAAAACTCTGATCATATGGCAAATAATCTTTTAAGATTGGGATAAAAATGGCTCAACTATCTACAAATACAGTATTCTATGATCAACTTATTAAGAAGGTACAAGCCTTTCTAAGAAAGTATTCTCAAAATACAGTTAGCTCATATGAAGATATGTCAGAAGAATTTCACATACTTATAACTGAGATAAATAAATACTCGACTGATCCAATAGCAAAATATAATCAAGTCATAAAAGGTGAGCCACCATCTTCTAAAAAGTTCAATACATTTATTTCTGGGGTTGCAGATGATTTAAACATAATAGCTAAGCAGCTTGATTATCAGAGTGCACAGTTGGTGTCTTTGTATAATTTATTTAACTCTGAAATAGAAAAAGAAAATCAATTTGCTAATAGAATTAAGTCAAAAGTAAGAATACTTCAGGCTTACTCAGAAGCACCTAGTGAAGATCTATATTACTTTGGTGACTCATTTGAGAACATGGATTTTATAGATGTAGAAAAAACACCCAAAAACCTCATTGCGTCGATTAGAAACGGAAACGCATCGCTTCCAGTTATCGACACGAACGCTTGGAGTGTTAGATCAATTTCAATTGATGAAAAAGAATCTAATGGATTCATTGGGAATAATCATATGGTGTATGCGAAAGGGAATATAGATTCAAACTATCGTTACATGTTCCAGGACAATAACTCTGTGGGACTCCTGCAGAACGTAACTGATTCTAACCCTTTAACATATTTTGAATATGAGGGAATATACATAGACCCAATACTAAAAAATAAAAATGGAGCAAAAGATTTTGAATTTACATATTCTTCTAAAATCTCAACAGATGGAAAAACAGATACTGTTTATAAAAATTGGTCAGAAAAGATTCTTAAAGAACCACTTAAGCTAACCTTAAAATTAAAAGCAGATTCTTCAAGAAAAACAAATTCTATATCTATAGTTCCTTATTTCGGACAAAGTCGGAGCACCATATTCCGAGTTAAAAGTTTCTTCTATAACTGCAATTTCTAAAATAACAAATCAAACTGTTGAGCTTTTAGGTTCTCCGGTTTATATAGGTTCTAATTTTATTCCTCAAAATATTGAATCTAAAAAAAATTACTACTATAATAAAGCCGTAGTTTATTTTAATGAAATAGTTACATCAGAAATAACTGTTAAGTTAGAGCAATCAGACTACTCGGATATAACAATGCAGCATATGTATTGGAAACCGTTTTCGAATACCGGATCTCTTGCTCCACTGAATACTAATAGTAGATTTGATCCAGCTGGACTTAGTGCTATTGGTTTTCAAGATGTCCAGTTTAATTATTTAGATTTAGTTCCAAGTATTCTTCGTCCCAATCTTTTAAAAGATCAGTCTAGTCTTGCGACAAATAAGATTAATATCACGTATAAAGAAGCCATAAAGGTAGAGAGATATGTTGTAACCTTTAAGAGATTAGGTTCTTCTGCAACTCCATCTTTGCAAAAATACTATTACGTAAACCCAACAATAGCCTATCAGACTTTAGCTAAGCAGCAGGAATTGGCAGCTGTGTCTGATATTACTCTAGCTTTTCAATACGAAAGTTTGATTGCCGCTGAAACGGCAAAAACATATATACAAGCAAAAATATCAAGCGCAGAATGGTCTGGTTCTAACTTTCAAGATTTAGCAGTAGAAACAATTAAGTCAGATTTATCACCTAAGTATTCGACATCTTCCGTCTTGCTTCAAAGAAATTTTGAAATTTATCCAGCTAAAAGATTTACGATAGGACTTAGATCTATAGATGTTAACTATAGCGTATATGCACAAAAAGCTCAGTTAATATCTAAGCCATTTGTTTTTGGTTACAATGTAAAAAATCTAACTATATCTTCTGATACCGTATTTAGCCTTCAGGGTGGTAACTCAAATATAAGCTACATTAAATATTACGTATCAATAGATGATGGGAAAAAGTGGATACAAATTTCTCCGATAGAAGATCCGTTCAATGGCATTCCTGAAATATTATCATTTAATGAAAATGTAGAAAGCTTTGGTCAAGTAAAGGGAGTTTCATATTTTAACTCTCCAGACATACCATCTGACACAAAGTCAATCAGAATAAAAATTGATATAGAAAAACCAAGATATGAAAACACTACACCTGTTATTTACTCATATCAAATAGCCGGAAGAGTTGAGCAATTATGACGATAAGCAATATACAGAAGGAAAAATTCTTAAGCACTTTATATAAGAGCCTTTATGCTGGTGGAAACAAGCCTAACGAGCAGGAGATATTAGAGTTCTTTTCTAAGTACTTCTCCAAGTATGAGCCAGGGCAGCCACTAGACATAAATGCTCAAATATTTAGACAGATGGCATTTGGTCAAGTTGAAATTTTTAATCAAAAGATGCTACATACTCTTTTTAATATAGAGGTTTTGTATGATTCTATATTTGAAAATTCTGATGATTTAATGACTGTAGCAACAGCATTGAATAAAAGATTAAATAACTTAAAGTCTAAAAGAATGATGTTAGAAAATAGAGTAGATGATTTAATTTTTGCTAATCAAAATTCAGAAGGATACTACGCAGCATACTCAGACAACTTTGCTTCAATAAATGGATCTGATCTGAATTATACTTCAGCTTTTGTCGACACAGTTAACGGTAAAGTTTCACTACCAACATTAAAGTCTTCGGTTTTTGATTTACTTTCTACTAGTTCAATTGTAGCAAGCGCACCAACATATTCTCTGAGTTTTAATAAAACGCAAATAGATTTAAATAAGAAATTTTCTGACGATTCTTTTTTTGGATCTGTTTTTGATGGTTTAGAAAATACTGAATGGCAAAACATATTTTATTTTGACACTATAGGCTTGGTTAGTTTTTCGATCAACTTGCCCATAGCTAGAAATGTAATCTTATCAAAGATAGAAGGAAGACTAAATACTATTTCTCCAACTGATATCTATGTAAAAGTAAACTACGCGGACGCCAACAAAGTGTCAGAGGTATTGAATAAAAAATCTACTAAAGATTATGATAGATTTTCCTTTAGCTTTGACCCGGGCAATGTTGGGTCAATAGATGTATTTTTCGTTAAAACAGAACCAGACGTCATAGAAGATAATAGAGTTAGTAGATATGGATATAGATACGGAATTAGGGATATTGCTATTAGTGGACAGTATTATGATAAGTCTGCATCTTTTGTATCTGCTCCAATATCATTAAATTCAAATGATAATAGCAACCTAGTAATAGATGCTGTATCGGTAGATGTTGGAGAAAATTCACAAGATGGTTCTGTTAATTACTTTGTAGCAGAAGATAACGAGTCCGCTCAATCAATATCTGATTTTTCCTGGATTCCAATTTCTCCGGAACAAAGTACTCAGAACTCTTTTTCTACAACAGTTAATTTTTCTGGCTCTTCTCTAAAATCAAAAAAGATATTAAATGATGTACAAAACTCTACAAACTCTTTGAAGAAAATACCATTAGTTTCAAAAAATACTTCTAAGAACTTAAATGAGCAAAATCCAACAGTTGACCTATATCCAAATCAAACAATATATAGAATAGCAAAGCTTGATCAATTGGATAACCCGGTTAGTTCTTATCTATTAGATGGTATAAATTCAGTTTCTGGTAATTATATAAATTATAAAAATAGTATTTATAATGAAAACGATTCCTTGGCTACTTGGGGAAATATTTTATCTGGAAAATCAAGTGTTAGACAAATATTCTCTATACCATCTTATGAAATATCTAATAATTCTATATTTTTTTCTGGTCCAAACTTAAAATCAATTAGCGTTTTATTGGAAACTAAAATATTCTGCGCTAATGATATCACCATTAGACACTTGTTGGTTAAGAATGATAGCGTTTCGAAGAGCTGGGATGTTGCAGTCTATCTAAATGGAAGGCCATCAAGTGTTCCTTCTGGGGTAACTTCAGAGTTGATTGAATGGAACTTCAAAGCGGGAATCAATACAATTAAGGTAGCTATAGATATAAAGGATAGTGCAAACGGTTCAATCAGTTTAATGGATTCTAAATCATTATTAGATTATGGTTTAGTTTATAGTCAATACTACGGCTATGTAGACCCAATTGAGTTCAAGATCAACAGATCAACATATGACAAGGTATTTACTATCGAAAATTTTTTCGGCAATAAAGAAGTCTTATGTAGAGATAATGTTAATAGTAATTCAAGATTATTTTATTACTCAAACAACCCAAACCCAGTAACTGCCTTAAGATTTAGGGCCGACATATCTAGGGGTAGAAACCCATTGTCCTCTCCAACTATTGATTATTTTAAATTAAAGTTTAAGAATTCGGAAAATTATTCCGATATATCAGCAAATGAATTATCCTATAATAATTCAACAACAAGTGAATATTAAAGTTTACTATACCTAAAGTAGGAGACACACATGCCGATAAGTTATCTAGACCCAAATAGTAAAAAAATAATTAGAGAACCATTAGTCAAGAGGTTTAGATCATTTTATAGATCTCCAAGAAAGAGTGGTCAAGAAAATCTTTTTAATCAAAAAGTTTATATGGATATGAACAGATTGTATTTGGAATTAGAACTTCTTGATACAGCTATAATCGATAAAATAAAGATTTTCTTAGGAGCGGAAAAAGATGAAACCCATGAAATTCGAACTGTTTCAGATGAGATAACCGGTGAGCAATACTATGGTAGAGTTTACGACCTGTCTACTGATTCAATTTCAATGTACGACTACAGCGCAAGTGATACAATAGATTACTTAGAAACCACGGATACAATTGGCGGAAGTTTGTCAAGATTATTTTATAAAATTAATAAATTAGAAAAACAGACTGGATAATTAATTAAAATGTCAGATTACCTAAACACAGAAAATAAAACAATACAGTACAACGGTCCTGTAGACAGTGCTGACTTTAACATAAGGGCAGAACAGAACTATCAAGACTTAGTTCACCTCTATAATAGATCTGGTGTGTTAGATCAGAAGTTGAGTCAGGCTTTTGAAAGAGTATTAAAAGATCATTTATTTATCTCTAGAGCTATAGCAGATCTAGAAGATAGGGTAAAGGCAATTGAATACAATACTGATTCACCTTATAAAAAACTCTCTATATATAGCTATTCTCAAATAGATGTAGCCGGCTTTGTCAGCGACGCACAGTTTGCGCTTTCAAGTTCTGAGGCACTTAGTTTTGATCATGTATATAATTTAATAACGCTACCTAAGGTTGATGGTTCTTCTTATTCTAAACTTAAGTTTTTTAGCGGCTTAGGGGAGCAAACAATTCCAGATTTTCTAGAAACAAAAATAAAGAATGACTTCGTCAGTGTGGACACACCCGGTGCGCTAGTAGATACTAGTCCAATGTTTCATGCGCTATTAGACAGGTCTGATAAATTCTGGAAACGAAATATCATAGCCGACTCAGCTTTAGGATCGGGCGCCCAAATGTTTGCCTACTACAAGATCCCCAATGCCTATTCTGGATCTGACACATCGAACTATCTGTCCCTATCTCCATATCCATTATTTGGAGTAGATATTCTCTCCATTGAATACACTACAAAGGTAGAGCCATCTTTAGAAGAATCTGATGGATGGACTCCTTTGAATTTTAATAGATTATACGATAGCGAATCTGATGCGATAGGTAGAGTTGCTCCAGGTGGATGGTCAATAGTCGGTTCGGACATAGTACTCAATGCTGGGCCAATGGGATTCTATTTCCCTCCAATAAAGATTACTGCAATTAGAATAAACATGAGGCAGAGAAATTATATTTTAGAAAATGGCAAGTACGTATATACATATGGCTTATCTGATCTAGATGTAAGATCGCAAAGGTTCCTGGAAACTGGAAGAACAATAATCAAGTTCACCGCCCCAGAAGGAACATTGATCTATTCGGTTGATGAGGTCATACCAAAGATGTATAATGTTCCTGAGGAACTAATATCTACAGCTTTCAGCTATAGGGTTATCTGGAAAGATAGTGGAGTTTATACGCTTGACGAGGTTCCTGGTTCATCTTCAGTTTGGATAGAAGTAACCCTAAATCAGCTTGGGGACGGAACAGCTCCAGTCCTGTCTGATTTAATAGTCAATTATAGCTAATTTTAATAGTTAATAAGTGGCTATTTGATTTTACTATAAATACCACAATATTCTTTTAAGGAGACTATAAAATGGCAACTTACTACGTTGGCCCAAGGCCAGTACTCAAAGGTCGTTCAACCGCTGACATGGTGAACCCTTTTAAGGGTACAGCTGGAACCTACTCTTTCTATCCCCTCTTTGCACCAGGTCTTTTAACTGGGGCTCCAGATAATAATCATGTTCCTGGAACTGGGTATCATCCAGGTAACGTTCTTCTTTCTCAGCTGTTCAATGGTTCTACTCTGTACGCAGGAACAACCCCATTAGCTGGAGAATTTGCAGATGGAACTACAACATTTGGTGGAATGAGATTCCGTCCAAGTGAATACAAGGGCCTCACAACAGCTAAGGCACTAGATGGCGGTCACGCAAAGCGCACAACCGACTATAGTCTCTATAGCAACTATATCTTTGACGGTGTAACTTCAGCAGAAGCATTTGCAAACCTAGGTCATGCAGAGCGTACAACCGCTTACAGCCTCTATAACAACTATATCTTCGACGGTGTAACCTCAGCAGAAGTAATGCCAGCTGGTTATGGACAGGCTAATACTGCCAGTGAATACGGTCGCAATAAAGTTGGTGAGTACAAAGGTGTACCATCAGCAGTCGCTCTTTAACAATAGGAGAAAACAATGCCAGATCAAAAATTAATTAAAGATGTACTTGAAAGAGCTCTTTGGACTGCAGCACAAACATTCATTGCTGTTTATACAGTTGGTGGAGTTGACCAAGCTAAAGCAGCAGCAACAGCAGCAGCAGCAGCAGGGCTTAGTGTTATCAAGGGATTCGCAGCAACAAAAATTGGAGACAAGGACTCCGCTGCATCTTTGAAATAATTAGTTAAATACAACATAAAAAAATCCTAACTGATATACTTGTCAGTACGGAAACCGACGCATCTACTTAGCGTAAGATAGTTATCCCGCCCCAATCAGGGCGGGATAACTGTTTTAAAGGGTCTCTTATATAAGTTTTTGTAGTTTTGTCTAGGGTTAATGAGGATTATAAATGTTTTTAGATCAGTTAAATACAGTAATTAGAGACAAAGCCCTTCCATTAGATGTTGCTGAAAAGTATCTTAACCTATATATAGGTGAAGCAGATTGGAAAACGCACATTTCAAAACTATGGATGAATCTTGAAAACAAGAATAAGAATTCAGACATAAGTAAAGAAGATATAAAGAGAGCAATATCTTGCACAATGTTATTGCCAACTATGGAGAAGACAAATATTCCTGATCCAGTTCACCTTATTTTATTTTGGTGCCCTACCTGGAATCAGTACAAAGAAAGAGATTGGTTTTCTTTATTTTTAGATATAGTTAAGAAAGATTTATACATACAAACCAATCAAAAGGAGTTACTATCGATTGGCATCATCGATCCAATTGATTATTCTCCATTAACTAGACAAAGCTTTAATTGGTTATATAATCAGGCAGAACAAAACGGTGATTTAACCGATAGGAATAAAGACATCGTGATTAAGAAAATGCAAAACTTAGTTAGGATATATGGTGGTGCAGTTATATCAAACGTATTTCAAAATCACAAGAATGTAATAGACAAAGTTTTTAACTGGAGAAGTGGATATTTCTTCGAAAGAGAAATATATAACGTGTATAATTATGACCAAATAAAAAAGATCAAAAAAACAGAAATAGAAAAATTAAACCCTAAGTACGTAAAAACTTTAGCATTAGTAAAATAAGGAGATAGTATGTCAGAAGAAATCGAAAACGGAAATCCAGATCTAACACCGATTGCTACTAAGCAATCTTCTATGTTCTTATTCAAGTTAACTGATGATTTCATAGAATCATATAGGTCTAAGTCTGCACCATTTGGATATAGGGATGCAGCTGGGAACTCTGTTGGAGAGATAACTTTTCTTCGTACTTACTCTAGATTAAAAGAAGATGGAACCAAAGAGACATGGTCTGACGTATGTGAAAGAGTTATTAACGGAATGTACTCTTTGCAAAAAGATCACTGCAAAAAGAATCGCTTACCATGGAATGATGCTAGAGCACAGGCGAGCGCCAAAGAAGCTTTCGATAGATTATTCAATCTTAAGTGGACTCCTCCTGGTCGTGGTCTTTGGGCTATGGGTACAAACATTGTAAATATACAAAAGAACTCCGCTGCACTGCAGAACTGTGCGTTTGTTTCTACTGGTGAAATGAATAAGTTTAACCCAGCAAAACCGTTTGCATTCCTCATGGAAGCATCAATGCTTGGTGTTGGTGTAGGCTTTGATGATAAAGGTGCAGATAAAGATTTTATTATCTATGAGCCAAAAGAATTAACATCATACATAATACCTGACACTAGAGAAGGTTGGGTTGAGTCCATGGCACTACTGCTTAATTCATACCTCAAAGAGAATCAACCTACATATAATTTTGATTATTCTTTAATTCGCCCAAACGGTACTCCGATTAAGACATTTGGTGGAGTAGCTGCTGGTCATGAGCCATTAGAAAGGCTCCATGATCATATAAGAAAAATGTTTACTGGCCGCAAAGGCGACAAGTTAACGCGCATAGACATAGCAGACATAGGAAACGTTATTGGAGTATGTGTAGTATCCGGAAACGTTCGTCGTTCAGCTGAGTTGTTAATTGGCCGTTTAGATGATCAAGATTTCTTAAACTTAAAAAATTCAGAACGCTTTCCTGAGCGTAACTCATATGATTCATCTGCTCCAGGTTGGGGTTGGATGTCTAATAACTCTGTAGAAACAGTAGTTGGCGCAGACTTATCTTCCATAGTAGAAGGCATCTCCCTTAATGGAGAGCCTGGTGTTCTTTGGATGGACATGTCCCGTAAGTACGGACGTCTAGCTGATCCGCCAAATAATAAGGATCACAGAGTTGCAGGCTATAACCCATGCGCTGAGCAGTCACTGGAATCATATGAGTGTTGCACCTTGGTGGAGACATATCTCAATCGTCACGACAGTCTAGAGGACTATAAGCGTACTCTAAAGTTCGCATACCTCTACGCTAAGACTGTTACGCTCCTTCCTACACACTGGGAAGAGACTAACGCAATCATGCAACGCAATCGTCGCATCGGTGCATCAATGTCTGGTGTTGCAAACTTTGCTGATCGTGTTGGAGTTCCGGCACTTCGTGAATGGATGGATCAAGGATATAAAACCATTCAGCGATATGACAATGTTTACTCTGAGTGGTTGGGTATTCGTGAATCTATTAAGATGACGACTATCAAGCCTTCTGGAACCGTATCTATTCTTGCTGGTGAATCACCTGGCGTACACTGGACACCAGGTGGCAAATACTTTAATAGAACTATCAGATTCTCTAACGAAGATCCGATGTTACCGCTATTTAGAATGGCCAACTACAGGGTTGAACCAGCTTCTGAATCTCCAAATACAACCTCTGTTGTATATTTCCCAATTAAATCCGACGCTGAAAGAGCTGAAAAAGATGTTACAATCTTTGAAAAAATGTCTTTAGCAGCAACTGCACAACGTTATTGGTCAGACAATTCTGTATCTGTAACAATATCTTTTAACAAGAATACCGAGGCGGAACATGTTGGAACTGTATTGCATATGTATGATGGACAACTTAAGACGGTATCTTTCTTACCAAGTGGCAACGATACGTATCCACAAATGCCATACACTCAAATAACAGAAGAAGAATATACGGAAGCTTCGACATCGTTGTTCCCGATAGATTTAACTGGAGTATATGCTGGTATGGCTGCCGATGCAATTGGTGAACGTTACTGCACAACTGATTCTTGTGAAATTAAATTTATCAAGGACAACACAAAAGCATAGGGGGGTTTACTGTGTCAGATGACAAAAATTTTGATAAGATATTTTCAGAAATAACTTCTCCACAAAACATAGGCTCTATGCCGGGTATAGTTGGTGCCCTCTCATTAAATAGTGCAAGAGATTATTCTTTGCTTTTGTCTGAATTGATTACAGCTATACAGGAAATAAATTTAATTATTGTTAATCTTACTGAAGATTGTGATGAACCATTTGTAATACCAGTTGAAGTAGTGGAAATTTTAGAGATGCTATACGCAAAAACAAAAGATTTCAACAACTATATGGTAAACTTGGATCAAGATGATATAGGATACTATATCTACATAGACGAAGAAGAAGATTATGACGATGAATCAGAAGACGGAAAATGAAGATTATGATAATAACACAATACCTGTTTTAGACAAGGGTTATGTTAGATTAGTTGATGTTATGGGTAGTGACCTATCCGTAGTTAACGCTGCAAGAGCATCTTTTGCCAAAGAATCAAATGAGCTTTCTGTACAAGACGCAAGACTAATAGATTTTTTAGCAAGAGAAAATCATATGTCACCGTTCCGTCACGCATTTTTAACATTTGAATTTAAAGCTCCACTTATGGTTGCTAGACAGCATTGGAAATATGTAGTTGGATCAGATCACACAATGGACTCCTGGAACGAATCTTCCAGAAGGTACATAACTATGGATCCAGAATTTTATATACCTGGGCCAGAACAGTGGAGACTCGCTGCAGAGAATAAAAAACAAGGTTCTTCTGGACTAGCTGGTCCTTGGACCGGTTCCATACTAAACACAGAATTAAAGCAGTTAGTTGACAAGTGTGAATCCATCTATAATATGGCCCTAGAGCAAGGGATTGCTCCAGAGCAAGCTAGGTTATTCTTGCCAGCATATGGTATGTACGTTACATATAGGTGGTCATGCAGTCTTCAGTCTGTGGCTTTATTTTTAAATCAAAGATTAGGCGAAGAATCGCAAGTAGAGATTCAAGAGTATGCAAAAGCTGTGTTTAATCTAACAAAAGAAAAGTTTCCAGTATCAATAGATAGACTGGTTTCAATACATGTATAAAAACATACTATTGTTTATAATATTTTCTTTTTTAATTAATTGGACTATAAGTTTACAAATGTTAAATCAATCTTCTAAACAGAAGAGTATCAAGTTTACGGCAATCGCATTAGCTTTGACTACAGGAACTATTGCAGGATTTATAATTTCTCTTATACCATGACTGTAATATCTAAAAAAGATATACAGTTTATGAAGATGTGTATCGATAGTTCAAAAACATTTTCTACTTGTGGTAAAAAGCAATACGCAGCTATGTTAGTGGATGAGTATAACCACATAGTTGGATTTGGATACAATGGTGGACCAAGAGGTTTCCTACACTGTAACGAGGGTGGCTGTAAACGCTTTTTGGAAAACTCAAATAGCGGATCAGCATATGACAATTGTATAGCAATTCACGCAGAAGCAAACGCCTTACTTCATTCTGATTACAGTTCAAGGCCAAAAAAAATATATGTAAATGGTCCTCCTTGTTTTAGTTGCGCTAAGTTGATAGCCAACAGCACCCTAGATACTGTATACTATCTGTATGATTCTGACTATAAGAACTGGGAAGATGTGGAATCTTTTTTATTAAAAGCAAATGTAGAGACTATAAGGATAGATAATGGCAGCTTCTAAATTAAATTATATTGTAGTATACAAAAATCATAGTCAGGTCTATGGTTGTTCCTCTAAAAAAATAGCTTTAGAATCACCTCCACCAGAGGGCTATACAAACGATGATAAGAGAATACTTTTTGCAACATTTGAACCAGATACAAGTTCTTTGTGTGTTTACCCTGTATCATTAGATGATATAGAACTTGAAGAAGTAAAAGTTAAGAAAGCTAAGAAGAAAAATGACTAAGAAAAAAATAGAAAAAAAGAAAGTAAATATTAAACTTGAATCTGGGCAAACATATTTAGTTACTTCCATAGATGAGATGTTGCAAATAGCAAATTCTTTGATACACTTAGCTTCTTCAATCAAGGATGAAAAAGACAAATTGTCTATACTTGGTTTAAGCGAAGAAGCAGTAAAAGCAATGACCGAAAACAAATTTATAGGAGGATCTTCAGATGAAGATGAAGATTGGAATTAGTATCATAGTGGTGGCAGCATGTTCTTATTTGGTGTATAGTCAAAAAAGAAAAGTTAGGTATGATTATTTCAACGATGTTTCAGAAGATTACTTTAAAGAATATCCACAGGGATATAATCCACAAAGTAGTTTCATAGAATTCTTTGATAAGGAAAATATAAAAGAAGCCTTTAGTAGATATGATAAATATCTAGATCTTGGTTTGAATAAAGAAGACGCATTTAAGTCTGTAGTGGAAGACAAGAGAAATAAATGATAGATTTATGTGTAGTCAATTATAATACCAAGTCTCTTTTAGAAAGATTTCTAAACACACTTCATGCTGATTTTATTACAAGTGGAAAAGTTTGGAATTTAAATATCTGCGATAATGGTTCTACTGATGGTAGCTTTGAATGGCTAGAGGAAAATAAAGATACTTATTACATAGCTAATGGTTGGAAAAAAGCTAACATAGGCTATTCAGCAGCTTGTAACTTCATGGCTTCATCGACATACGGTGATGTGATAGGACTGCTAAATGCAGATGTTTGGCTCACAAGTCAAGATCTAATTGATATAGATAATATCTTTCAATCCAATCCTGATATACATATACTTGGCCCAAAACAACGTGATGAAAAAGGTCATATTACACATGCGGGAATAGTTGGATCAAACACTGCTCCAGCTCATCGTGGTTGGCATCAGCTTGACGTAGAAGATGTTCTTTACAGGGATAGAGTAGAGTGCGTAACCGTATCTGGATCAGCGTATTTTATTAGAAGATCGGTTTGGGAAGCGCTAACCAATGATGAGGAATATCAAAAGATGTACCCAGGCGCATTAGGAGCCTTCCTGCCGACTCCTCACTACTATGAGGAGACGTGGTGCTCATACTTTGCTCGTCATCGTGGTTACAACGTAGTATACGACGGCAGCGTATCTATTGGGCATAGCTGGCACGCTTCTTCCCCTAAGCCAGGCGAAGGGTATAGTCATGCAGATTCACAGTTTAGATTAAGTCAATCAATATTTCGCAAAGCCTGCGATACAATAGGAATAGAAAGAGATTAAAATGTCAGATCAATTTAATGTTTACCTTTACAATGCAGAAGTAGTTAAGATAGTAGACGGAGACACATTCAAGATCAATATAGATCTTGGTTTTGAGGTTCACATTGGACCAAAGAGTGTCAGACTATACGGCGTTAACACACCAGAAAGCCGTACAACAAACTTGGAAGAAAAGAAGATGGGCCTTGCTGCAAAAGAGTTCACTGATCAATGGATTAAGAAAGCTAATAGTAAAGTAAAGATCGAAACCATTCTTGATAAGAACGAGAAGTATGGCAGAATCCTAGCTAGAGTATGGAACGAAGCTGGCGAATGTCTCAACACTGAAATTGTCAAAGCCGGACTAGCCAGAGAATACTTTGGTGTAGGCGATAAAACATTTGAGGAATTCAAGAAGGCATAGTGCAAACTAGAGTATTTCTATCGGGTGCCATAGAAGACATTCAATCTGACTTTAAATATAGTTGGAGAAATGAGGCGACTTCTCTTTTAGGTCACAGAGGCTTTAAAGCTGTCAATCCAATGGATTATGCTCTAGAAGAGGAAGACTGCCAACCAAAAGAAATAGTAGACAAAAATCTCTTTCTGCAAAAGAGCTGTGATATTATTTTAGTAGAATATACATTACTCTATAGGGCATACATTGGAACAGACTTTGAGATGACCTGGGCGCATCTAAATAATCAACCAGTAATTGTTTGGGCTCATCAAGATATACAGCATAGAATTTATCTTAAGTTTCTTGCCACAAAAGTTGCAGATACTCTTGAAGAGGCTGTAGAATATATATCTAATACATATCCATCAACTAAATAAAGGAAATAATATGGCAGAAAATAAGTTTAACTATTTTGAAGTAACCACTTCTTATGTTGTTAAGGCCAAGAATAAGTCAGAGGCTGAAAAGGTAGTTCTTGGACGTCGTGGCGTTAAGGGCGAAGTTATTACTAGTAAGACTAATGTAGATCGAATCTCGGCTGTAGAAGTCCGAGAAATGTTGGAGATCTAAAAATCCTATTAACTAGAGGGTAGCACTATTCACTTAGTGTTACCCTCTATAAACCTTAAGGAAAGTATATGATATACGCTCAAATGGTGGGCAGAAATGAAGAGGGAAGATTTCTAGAGGAAGTTCTAGAAAGGCTTTCACAGCAAGTAGATGGTATTATTTTTACCGATGATTGCTCTACTGATAACACAGCCAAAATAGCAGAAAAATATTGTCATGTTTATTCAACTCCAGAGCAACTGTTCACAAAGCATGAGGGTCAACTAAGAGCTTTTGCTTGGTCTAATATGTGCCAGCATGCAAAACTCGGTGACTGGATTGTAGCAATCGATTGTGACGAAATGTTGTATAATAAAAATGATATAGACAATCTTGATATTTCATCTGTTCTATCAAATTCGCCTTATGATGTTGCCAATGTTCGTTTTTATCATATGTGGAACGAGAATCAATGGCGTACAGATAAGCTATGGGCTCCAAATAATAGCAGTAGAATATTTAGGTTTAAAGAAAATGGCGGCTTTGCTAATAGAAGGTTAGCTTGCGGTTCAGAACCTACATATGTAGTTGACTGGATTGGACAAAGAAATTTCTGGATTGATTCAGGGCTAGTTATGAAACATCTTGGATACGTAAGAGACGAAGATAAGATCTCTAAGCATCAAAGGTATTCGACTTTAGACGGTGGAGAATTTCACGCATTAAATCATATCAACTCAATAATAGACCCAAATCCAGTCTTGATTGACTGGGGAAATTTCTTAAGGTAGGAAAAATGAAAAAAGATATTAGAATTGCAACACACGCACAAACGATTCAATCGCTAACTTTAAAAATGTTATCTAAGGAACGTTTTGCTTATGTTAATTTTCCTCGATCAGCACTCATTGCTATGGGTAGTCCAGATATGAAGAAAGCTTCTAAGGACTTTAGTGATTCAATAAGTAAATCATTTAGTATTAATGATAAGAATTTTATGAAAGGAATACCTTTAGCTTTTGTAAATTCTAATGATTCAGATAATGAATTAGATTATTCAAAAGTGGATTCTAATCAGACATACTATAACTCAACAACACTTGAAAATTATTTCAATAATAATGAAGTAGCTTTTACATCTTTTGTAGACTTTTACATAAGAAATACCCCATATGTTGTAGTTACATTTCATGATAGAAAAGTAATTACAAGGGTTTTAGGATCACCTGTGGACACAATTTATGTTCCATATAATGATTATTATGATAAGTTAGATTCTATAATTGAAACTCTGGCAATCTATACAAGTAAAGTTGATACAGTTATTTTGGATTGTCCGCTACTTTCCGCTGCTTTAGCTGGTAAAATATGGGACGAATTAAATTTTTCTATAATAGATTTTGGGAAGGTAATCGGTTTTGCTCGAGCAAGATTTAGCAATAGGATTTCCCAAAATGAAAAAACAGATTGAAGATAAAGAAGATGATCTATTTTTAATAGATCTTTTATTTGAATCAGATCTAACTATTTCAGCTATAGCCAAAGAACTTGGTTATTCATTTACTCAGTTAAATAAAAAGATTAATTCACTTGGTCTTTCTTGGATTAAAGAGCAAAAGAAAAAAACATCAAGAGGTCAAGCTGCGCTTACTCAGGCAATGCAAAAGCTTTTTCCTGGACAAAAGATCATAAACGAACATCACATAGGTGAGCGATTAAGAATCGATGTATATTGTCCAGAATATAGAATAGGTGCAGAGTTTCATGGTAGGCAGCACTTCTATTATACTGAAAGATTTTTTGAATCAAAATATGATTTTATTCAGGCTCAAAAAAGAGATGAAAGAAAATTAGAACTTTGCAAGCAAGAAGGAATAACATTAGTTGTATTTAGATACAATGATGAGCTGAGTGAACAAGCTGTTTATGATAGACTATTGCAGGCAATAAGATTAAGTCCTAATGTTCCAGAGAATATAAAGACGAATAAAAAGAGCATTACTCAAAATAAATTTTATCAGGATAGAAAAAAGCAATACAACGAAAGAAAGAAAGAGACATATAAAAAAATGAAAAAGAGAAGAGATAATCATGAGTGATATTGAATCTTCTCCTGTAACTCAACCAATTGAGTATCAGATATTTGCTCTTTCATTTAGAGAAAAGGGAGCAATATCTTACTTTAAAGATAATTTAGATCCACAGATTGTTGGGATTAACGATAATCAACACGGTGTTCATGAATTCTACAATGCTCTTTTGTCATATGTTTCTAGTACAGATCTAGATATAGTCGATCCAATAGTATTCAAGAATTGGATACAACTAGAAAGCCGTGTCTTTGAGGCGCTCAATGGAGACGAGGGAGTTAATGCTCTTATGAGTGTCCTCTCTGATATGCAGTTGGCTAGCCCTGAAGCTGTTGTTCAAGTTCTTAAACATAAAGATAATAAAATTAAACAGAAAAATTATTTAAAAGAGTTAGAGATAATTATAAGCCAAAAAGGTATAAAAACCGAAGAAGATCTTGCGAGAATGTCTGAGATTTCTAATCTCATTAATGACTTAGAGAACAGTGCTAGTTATGATCCGCTTGATGGAGTTGTAACAGCTAATCAAATAATAGAAAAGATTGACTCACTATTAGATACTCCAGACTTCTTGCCAACTCAGTTTAAGTCTTTAAATAGAGCAATGGGCTACACCAATGAGGGAGGCTTCTTTAAGGGAGCGGTACATGCGATCATAGCAGCCTCTGGAAAGGGCAAGAGTACGTTTGCTAAATGTCTAGTAAATAACTGGTTAGATTGTGGATATAAAGCTTTATACATAAACTTTGAAGAAGCCAGAAATCACTGGGAACGTATATTAATGACCCAGATAACTGGCAAGAACGTTTATTCAGAAGTGGATAAATGGTCTGAAGAAGAAAAAAATAAACACATTAAAACTTTTACAGATAAGTTAACCGAATGGGGTGATCGTCTAATGGTTAAGCATGATCCAGACACTCCATATTTTGAGGACTTAGAGAGCTGGCTAAGAGATATCTTAATTCAGGGCGAACACATGCCGGACGTCATAGTTATCGACACTATCCAATCAATGTTTACTAGATCTAAGGGTAAAGCTAGATGGGGTGAATTCGAAGAAATGATGGTTCGTCTTGAAAAAATAGCTAGAGATATGAATTGTGTATTGATAATCACTGCGCAAGAAAACTCAAATAGAATGAAAGAAAAAAGAGAAATAGTCATGCAGTCGGATACTGGTGGCTCTTTAGCTATACAACAAAAGTGTGCAGTAACTATATTTATTACAGAAAAGAAATTAGTTAGTGGTGATGATTCAGAAGATGAAAACGTAATGCAGTTGCAGATACCAAAAAATAGAATTACTGGTTCAACATTTTCTTACGAGCCACCACTTGTCAGATATGTGGATTCCAAAAAGTCTTATGTAGAGTATGAAATGGTTACACCCGCATCCTATGACGCCTCATCAATTCTAGATGATTTATTAAACAATGGAGATTTTACCTAATGAAATTAATTACACCAGAATCCTTAAAAGACTTTCAGACTTGTTCATTATTATATGAATATAGATATAATCAAAAACTACCGGAGTCAATAGGTGGTAGAGATCTATTATCTCTTAGATTTGAAAATACACTAAAAGAAATTATATATTACTTCTTTTACAAAAAACAAGGCGGCTACACACCATCATACGCATCACTTTTGAATAGATGGGAAAAACTTTGGTTTGCCGATAATGTTTCATCATATGACATTATGACAGAGCAACATGAAAGCGCGTATGGAAATAGTGCTAGCCTTACGACCAAGGCCGCTTCTGCTCTATTGTCTTTCTATGAAAACTTTTCAGATGAAGAATATATACCGATTGCAATAAATGAAGATTGCATTATGCCAGTTACTCCAAAGGTTAAGATAAAAGATAAATTTGATATTATACTTTATAAAAATAATAAATATTATGTTATTAAGATAATGTTTAACTATAAGAACAGTCATCAGTATATGTATCAAGTAAACTTTGCTACCATGTACAACGCGTTTGCGGTAAAGCATGGTGAAAGAATTTCTAAAGCATCTTTTGGCTATATAGATTTATTAACTTCTAAAGTTTGTTTTGTTGATTTCGAGATAACAAAAGAAGATCTTGACTCTTTAAGATTTTGGGCTGATGAATTAGAGCAAGCAGAAAAATTTATTCCAAGAAGAGGGTTGACCTGGTATTGTAAAAAATGTCCGTTTGATAAACCCTGTTCTAAGTGGTCAAATTGGTCAAAAGATGCAGACGAATAGATTTGGTGTTATACTTGAGACTAGGGTGTCGAAGAGTTTATTTACACTTGCAAAAGAGAATAAACAAACTCCTTATGAATATTTAAAATCTGTAATAGATGAAAAGTATCAAATTTATTTAAAAGAAAAACTAAATTGGGATTCAGATTATGAGTAAGAAAAGTATATTAGACGAGTTATTAAATGAAGATGTTTCATTTAAGCCGAATGAAGAAGAGGATAAGTTATTAACTCCTCTTATGGAGGAAATTAATCTTATCTCCAGTCAACAAATTAGACTATTTGTTAGATCAGTTTTACTTCAGGCAAAAACATTTTGGAAAATACCATCTAGCTTTTCAGGTAAATATCATCCAGCTGATGAGCATGGTAGTGGTGGTAATGTTCTTCATACAAAGAGGGTCGTCAAAGTCTCTAAGGTAATATGTGATTCCTATGGATTACTTGCACATGAAAAAGACTTAGTGTATGCAGCATGTCTATTGCATGACGTAACCAAGGGTATAGCTCATGACGATAGTAAAGAAGACTTCTTTTATGACCCGATGCATCCGTATACAGTTGGAGCTTTTGTTAAGAAATGTCAAGATAATGATAAAAAGTATGGTTCAGAATCTGCATCTTCTACTCTTTTCTTAGATGAAGAAACTGTTCAATCAATACTCAGATTAGTAAGGTGTCACCTTGGTCCATGGTCTCCCATCCCAGAGACTGTACCTAGCACCTATATGGATATGATAGTGCACCTATCAGACAACGTCGCTTCAAAGCTACATACAATTGTTGAAATTAGTGACAATAAATGACAGTAGAAAATCCAGACAAAATGCATGTTAGAGCGTATATAAATGAATCTTTAGAATTCCTTATTAAAGAATCAATATACTACAGATCTAACAATGAAAATATTTTGGAACACAATCGACTAGTAGCTTGGCATATAGAAATGGATAGTGGTAAAATACATATACCATGAAACTTCCTTTAGATAAAGATAAATTTATTTCTCAATGGAAATATGTTGAAGTAGCTAGATACGTACCCAATCTAGATAGAGTGATCAGAGACAAGAATGGTGATGATCCAGTTTTCTACGAAATGGAAAACATAGATCAGTACAGACAAAAGTATAATAATGTTGGACTATATACATCTGTTTGGCATTTTAATGCCGCTGATATAAACAAGGCTATTAGGTTAGGATCATTATATTTTGACTTAGATAGTGAAGATATGAATTTGTGTTACGAAGAAGCGCAAAGACTATATGGTTATTTGTCTATGTATATTCCGCAAGAATCACTGTTGGTTTATTTTACTGGAAAAAAGGGTTTTCATATAGAGTGTGAAGCAATTAGCTTAGGTATTAATCCATCAAACGAACTGCCAAAAGTTTTTAGGTATATAGCAAATAAGCTAAAAGAAGATTTATCTATTTCTTCAATGGATTTTAGCGTTTACGACATGAGAAGAATGTGGAGACTGCCTGGATCTTTACATCAGGCAACAAAGCTATTCAAGACTCTCCTGCCAAAAGATATATTTTTATCTGGAATAGATAAGATTATTACTTACTCAAGTGAGCCACAATTGCTCGATGTAGTTGAACAGTCTTTTGATTTCAAGGCAAATGAATGGTATAGGCAGTTCACCTATCAAATGGAAGAAGACAAGAATAAACCAAAAGATATACTGCAGCATTTTAATAAGTTTGGTTCTTCTAACTTAAAGTCTTTTGATCAGAATCAAAAAGTATTTGAAAAAGAAACGCTTTGGATAAAGTGTCCATCAATAAAAAGATTACATGAGCAGGCTGAGAATTCTCATTTTTTAGAACATGAAGCTAGATTATTTTTATGTTCTATATTAACATATAGTGAAGAATCAATTAACTATCTACATGAGATACTGGGTAATTGTGAAGATTATAATCCAAGCAAATCACAAGCTCACATAAATGACTGGGTAAGAAGAAGAGAACTAGGCATAGGTGGAAGACCTTACACTTGCGAAAGAGCTAACGCAGTTGGTGTAGGTTGCGGTAGTTGCTCTCTTGAGAAAAAGAATAAGTGGGTTAAAGTTGGAGATAGATTTATAGAAACCCAAGAGAAATCTTCTCCATCACCAGTTCGATTTGCTTACAAGTCTGCAACCAGAAAGGAGGAGTAATGCATAATGATAATGATGATGTGATAGGCCTGTGCACTGACTGCGGAACGGAACAAACAGATAGGCATATGCACAATAGTTCTTTTGCTCAAGCCGGACTGCCAGCAGTATGCAAGTATTGCAAAGGTGTAGTAACAGTCTGCTATAGGCGTGATAGAGATAATGTATTGAATCAAATAAACACTAAAAGAGGACTTAAGTGAAAAACTGGACAAATCTTCATAACCATACCGTATTTTCCATGTTAGATGGTCATGGTAACGTCGAGGAGTATCTATCAAGGGCTAAGTCTTTGGGTATGAGTGGATTGGCTACAACTGATCACGGCAATATACATTCATGGTTAGATTTTTACGATGCTGGAAACTCAATAGGAGTTAAACCAATCTTAGGGTCAGAGCTATATCAAGCTAGAAAAACTAGATTTGACAAAGATGAAGAAGAAAGATCAGGCCCATCTAAAAATGAATGGGAACAAAGAGGCCCGTATCATATAACCGTATTAGCTAAAAATAATATTGGGTATCATAATATAATTGAAATGTCTTCTAAAGCTTTTACGGAAGGTTTTTACGTAAAGCCTAGAGTAGATCATGACTTAATATCTCAACACTCTGATGGAATAATAATTTTGTCAGGCTGCTTAAACGGAGAGGTATCTCAGGCTCTCTTAAGGAATGACTACAACACCGCCCTAAAACACGCAGCGTCGATGCAGGAGATTGTTGGAAAAGAAAACTATTTTATAGAAATACAAAATCATGGAATAGATGAACAGATTCAGATTATTCCAGATCTAATAAAAATAGCAAATACAATTGGGGCTAAAGTTGTGCCCTCTGGAGACTGTCACTACGTGCATCAAAACGATGCTCATGCGCACGACGTAATGCTATGTGTTGCCACCAACTGTAATGTGCATACACCAAATAGGTTTTCTTTTTCTGGTGATCAATTTTATCTTCAGTCTTATGAAGAAATGGCTAAAACTTTTTCAGAAGAACACTTAAAAAACACAATGCACATCAACGATATGATTGATGTAAATCTAAAATTTGGTGAAATACATTTTCCAAACTTCCCTATACCAACTAAAGAATCTTCAACCGATTATTTTGAAAGGCTAGCTTGGGAAGGTCTAAAAAATAGATATGGTAATCCGCTACCTGATCACATCATAGAAAGAGCTAACTATGAAATTAGAGTAGTGAAAGAGATGGGGTTTCCTGAGTACTTCTTAGTCGTATCAGACTTAGTTCGTTGGGCTAAAGAAAATGACATTAGAGTTGGCTGGGGAAGAGGATCTGCTGCTGGAAGTATTCTCTCTTATGCATTCGATATTACAAATCTAGATCCAATTAAATTTGGTCTTATGTTTGAAAGATTCTTAGTCGAAGGAAGAAAGTCAATGCCAGATATTGACTTAGACTTTGATGATAGACACAGAGATAAGGTTATTGACTACGCTAGAACTAAATATGGTAACGATAAAGTGGCACATATTTGTACGTTTAACAGAACTGGCGCTAGGCAGTCTGTTAGAGACGCAGCTAGAGCCCTAGGTCATGACTTTACAGTCGGAGATAAGGTAGCTAAGCTAATACCTCCTCCGGTATTAGGTGTTTCTAAGTCATTGAAAGAATGCATGCAGGTGCAGGAGTTTGCAAGCCTCTATAATACTGATGTTTTATCAAAGGAAATAATAGATACAGCTTTTGGATTAGAAAATCTAGTGAGACAGACTGGTATCCACGCAGCTGGTATTGTTATATCCAAAGAAGCTTTAACAAGCTATCTTCCCACAATGCAAAAGGGCGTAGATAAGCCTGTTGTAACTCAGTGGGACATGGGTCGAGTAGAGCAATGCGGCCTATTGAAGATTGACTTTCTGGGTTTAAGAAACTTAGGCGTGATAGATATTTGCATTAAGTTAGTTAAGCAGCATAGACAAATTACATTAGACGTAAATGACATACCAATAGATGATAAAAAGACTTATGATCTATTGTGTCAAGGTAAGGCAATGGGCGTCTTCCAGCTTGAGTCCGCTGGCATGCGCGAATTAATGGTTCAGATGCAGCCGCAAAACATTCAAGATATAATGGCTCTCATCTCACTGTATCGTCCAGGTCCAATGGGTTCTGGTATGGATAAAGAATATATCGATAGAAAACATGGAAGAAGTCATGTATCTTATGAACACCCTAAACTAGAAAAAGTTCTTGGACCATCGCTAGGTATTATGCTCTATCAGGAAGATGTTCTTGGCGTAGCCAGAGAGTTAGCTGGGTTTACTTCTGCCGAAGCTGATGACCTTAGAAAAGTTATCGGTAAAAAACTTATGGATAAAATCGCAATGATTAGAACTAATTTCGTAAAAGGTTGCATAGAGCATTCTAATCTAGATGAGGATAAGGCAAATAAAATTTATTCAGATATTGAATACTTCGGTGGTTATGGTTTTAACAGAGCACACGCCGCAAGCTATGCGATGGTTTCATATATTACAGCATACTTAAAGGCTCACTATACAGCAGAATATATGGCTGCACTTATGTCTTCTGTGGTTGGCAATAAAGAGAAGTTAGCAGCTTACTTATCTGACTGTAGAAAATTAGATATTGAAGTACTGCCACCTTCTTTAAATAAATCTGGTAAAGACTTTAATGTACTTAGTGACTCTCAAGTAATCTTTGGTCTATCTGCAATAAATGGAATTGGTGAATCCATAGCTGAAGCAATCATTTTAGGTAGGGATGAAAAAGATCCTTATTCTAGTATTTATGATTTCTTTAGAAGATGTGACCCAGCTACTTTAAAGAAATCTACGCTAGAACATTTAGCCTATGCTGGTGCTCTTGACGAGTTATTTGCAGTTTCTCATGATGGTGATTTAACAAGAAAAAAAGAATTAGAATTATTAGAAAAAGAAAAAGCTGAACTAGGAATATACGTATCGAAGCATCCCATAGAGGGCATGTGGACAACAATAGCACCTAATGTAACTGGTGAAATAATAGATATTATAGAAATAAGCAACGGTGCAAATGTTAAAGTTGGCGGAATATTAACAGCAGTGAAGAGAATGATAACTAAAAAAGGTCAAAAGATGTTTCGTCTTTTAGTAGAAGATTTATCTGGTGAAATAGAAGTAATCATTTTTCCTAGAGAATCAAAAACTATAAGTGATGATTTTTTTAACGAGGGTGATGTAGTCATTATATCGGGAACAATAAATAGAGAAAACGAAGAGGAGTCTGCAATTGTAAAGATGTTCTATAATTCCTGTGAAAAGATAGATACATCTAGGGCAATAGGTAGTAAATCAATTATGTTAGAGGTGAAAGACTTACCTAACTTAGAGGTTGTGCAGGGTATATATGATATAATTGAAAATGTTAATGGACCCTCTTATGTATATTTAACTTATACAGAAAGTAATAAGAGGGTAACTTTTAAGTTTAAAAAATCTACTTCATTAAAAATAGAAGAAAAACTACAAAAATATATAAACATACGGAGCTAAGAAATGACACTACCAGGAACATATCAGAATCCATCTACCAAACCATGCTGGACATTCTGCTCATCATGTAATAGATGCCAGGATAAGGGCAGATATACTAAATGCAATTCATGTAGCGGCAGGTATGATCCTATGGGCAAGACTGATCCACACTCAGAAGATTTTTGCGACTGCAAGAATGGAGTATTAAGATGGAGAACAAAAGAGGGTAAGCTTATTATGACTCGCTTTAAGACAAACCCATTTAAGGGTCAAGTAAAATATGATAAGAAGTCAGAGGACGAAAGAGATTGGGACTCCTACGTGGCTGATATGCGAGAAAAAATGGATGATCCAAACTGGAATCCTATAGGGATATACGAGGAAGACTAATATGATTAAACATGAAATAGGAAGAATGCTACTTAATAACATAGCATTAATAGAATACAATACAGATGAACCTAGCTATTTTATCCAGTCTGGAGTTGCCGGCTTTAACGCAACAGCTCAAGAGTTATCAGACTTACACGGATTATTGAGTTACTATTTTAATATAGACTCAGTAAACAATACTGTTATTTCCCTTACAGAAGGAGGAGATGATGTCTTGGCCATATAACGAAGATGATCAAATGGAATTGGGAACAAGTGGTTGGGCAAATCTTGGCGAGGGTAGGTACAAAAATATCTACACTGGTAATACCCTTGATGAATTAGGTAATGAATACGATACAAATGGAAATTTAATATTCGAGAACAAAGATCCTTACGGGGATGGAATTGAAGACTAATGAAATTAGCTATTAGGAACTTGGAAGATGTAAGTGATTTTGAAAGATTATCTTTAACTGATTTTTCATATTCAAGAATGGATACATATAAAATGTGTCCTTCGAAATACTTTTATACATATATACAAAAAGAACCACGTCTTTTTGGTGAAGCAGCAGTGCTGGGAAATATTGTACACTCCGTATTAGAAGACAATGTAAGTGCAACAGATATGTTGGATTTTACAAAGCTGCAAGAAGCATACACCAATGAGATAACAACTCAAGATCCAGATAATAAAATTAAACCTGAGTTAATTAATGCAGGGAAAGAAATATTAGATGAGTTCTTTGATCAGTATGCTGAAACTAAATTCGATGTCCTTCATAAAGAGTATGGTTTTAAATTTGTTCTAGGTAGCTATTTAATATCTGGCTACATAGACAGAATAGATTCTTGGGGTGAAGACGGTGTTAAGATTATAGATTATAAAACTGGAAAATGGGAAGTATCACCAAAGGATATACCAACTAATCTGCAATTAGGTATCTACGCAATGGCAGTTGATTACCTGTATCCAGATAAGAACATATACGCAGAGCTGTATTATCTCAGATCCCGGAAGGCGTAAAGGTCACCTCTTTACTAAAGACGATATTAATAATATTAAAATTAATTTAATATCAACTCTAGACTCAATCATAAATGATTCAGCATTCTTGCCTACAAAGAATGAGCGCGTCTGCACGTTCTGCGACTTTGCTAAATCTGGTGCTTGTGGAACTGGTGTATTTAGAGCTAGAAAACTAGCAAAAGCTTAGTAATTAATTTAATCCTAGAAAGCAAAAAGCCAGGGCGAAAGCCCTGGCTGATTACTCTTTAGGTATTGATTATTAGAATGCTGATACTGGATTGAGTGCAGCGTCTTCGATGAGATCAAAATCGCTGAATTCACTGACTACCTTGGTGGCTTCAGTGCGTGAGTATCCGAGTCTACCGAGGTCTGAAATGATCTCTTCGTTAACCTCGATCAACATACTATCAATTACTGTGTTTAATGTATTCATGTTTTTGTACTCCGTTTTCTTGTATTTGGTAACCCTTACAGGTTTTTTGTTTTTTTACTTTTTATAATTTATAATGGAGTAGATTAGTTTAGATCTAAAGGATACCATGAAAGAGCTCAACATTGTCAAGCCGGAGGAATATTTTTTGGAAATTTCTCCATTAAAAAATCATCCAGATTTTAGTAAAATAAAAACCATTATACCAGATCACAATTCCATAGAGACTACGAGCGTTAAAAGAGGTAACGCTTACCAGCATACAAAAACTGGGTTTAGGGAAGACCTAGGTTTAACATTGAGATCTAATTGGGAAGCAAATTTTGCAAGAATTTTAACAGCGTATAAAATCAAGTTTGATTTTGAACCAACTGTTTTTGCGTTTCCAATTAAAAAACGGAACTAAGGGATACACTCCTGATTTCTTCATGCAGAAAGATTCTAGTTGGGTAGAACTCAAAGGCTATCTCGATGCAAAGAGTATGACAAAAATAAAAAGATTTAAAAGATATTACGAATCTGAATTTAACAAACTCACATTTATTATAAGCAAGTATTCAACTGACGGTAAAAATTTCGCAGCTGAACTAGAAATACCAAGAGTAATCTTCTATGAAGATATTAGAAGTTTTTACTCTGATAAAATATCAATTTGGGAAGGTAAGTAATCATGGCAGCATATAAGGAACAGTATTATAATTTAGAAGAGGAGGAAATGCAAGCGCTTATAGCCAAAGCTAAAGGCGGAGACGAAAGAGCTAAAAAAGAATTACTAAAAGTTTTTAATAATTTTCTTACAAAATATACAACACTATTATATTACGGTAAATACAATCTCAATGACTACGACATAAGAAGGTTCACATCTTTATTTGTAAAGGATTCTTATGTAAGATTTGCTCTTATGAAAAATAAACTTAATCAACCTGGATACAAGCACGTAAATGAGGTGTTGCGACGGTATAGTATATATGGCAAAAAGATATGGGGAAGAAATAGATGTCAGACAAACCGTAGACATGACGTTCTTTCAATGTATAGGTAGGTATCAAAGAAAAGATTCCGAAAAAGGACCAATACCATTTAGCCGGGTTCTTGTATAGTTATTTTTTTTATCTTCTTAAAAAGAATGTTGATACATTCTTAATAGATCAATTAGGGAGAAAAAGTTTTCCTCTTTTAAGTGATGAATCAAGTGACGATGGAGAAGATGGAGCAAAGCAAGTTGGTTTTAAAGCTCCACCAGAAGAGAGAGAGATGGAAGAATTTCTTTCTACAGAAGACATTAATGAGTTTTGGGTACTTGGTGAAACATGCGCAGAACCGTTTATATTTCTTTCGGTACAGGAAAGGCAACTACTCAAGTGGCGCTACATAGATGATCTAAGATCTAGTGAGATAAGTAAAAAAATATCAGAACACCCTAATACGGTAAGAGAACATTTAGGTAAAATAAGGGCAAAGGTAACCAATCTTGTGATAGAATCTAAGATGCGAGATGAAATCAACTTCAGATAGGTAGACAATGAACCTTCAGTCTTTACAGAAAATGAACGAATTGTTAAAAGATTTTATAGGTCCTCAGATAGAGGAGATTATTTCAGCATATACTACAGATAGCACCAATTCTTTATATTTCGTATCTATACCAGATGTAGATACGCTAGATTTAGGGATCCATGAAATGGCTTCATTGGTTGCAAGAACTTCAAATGTTTATGGAAGAGTAGCACGATTAGCTGGCATGGCTAGAGCTCAGTATAAATTAATAGAAGGAAGTTATAAGAAGGTTTATAAGGCAAATAGAGTTGGAAAGAATGAGGCTGAGCGTGAGGCAAACGCTTTAGAGGCCGCAGAGAGCGAATACACTGCCTTGATAACAGCAGAGGCCATAGTAAACTTAGCTGAGTCTATGGAGCTTGCAGCTAGGATAGCATCCGAATCTTCTAGGAAGTTAATTGATAAGATACAATCTATGCAGGTAGCTTCTGTCAGGGAAGAAAAAGGATATTTTAATGATAAAGATTTTAACACCTACTAAAAGTTTGAGGAATCACTTTGTACATAGCTCATTATAAATCAGTTAATTCAGCCACTGAATTTTATTCAAAAGTTAGAGACACCTTAGATTACCCGACTCAAATTGAGCACGAAAAAGAAAGATATACACTTAGTTCCACTTACATAATAAATGGTCAAACTCAATTAAAGAACTTTAAGGATAGAATAAAGAGTTTGGGTATTGAAATAGATGTAAGCGTAGATGATAAGTAAGCTGATTCATTGTGATAATAGAAGTATTCTGTGACGGCGCATCAAGAGGTCAAGGTCAAAAGAAAATTGGAGAAGCAGCCTGCGCGGTATCTGTTTATAGGAATAGAAAAAAAATAGCACAGTTTGCTAGGGGTTTAGGTCCAAGAACCAATAATGAAGCAGAGTACGAGGCTGTAATATCCGGACTGCTTATATGTTCTATGGGTGAATTTTACGATCCAATTATATATACCGATTCAGCTGTTGTAGCTAACCACATTAGTGGTAAATGGAAATGTAAACACGACTCCCTAACACCACTGCTTATGACGATAGAAGATATAAGAGATGAATTTAATTTTAAAGTAGTTCAGGTTGAGAGAAGTTTTGTTTGGGAACCTGATGCGCTGTGCAATGAATTCTTGGATAAGTTAGAGCAAAGAAAAGCTAAATCAAAAAAACCTGTGATATAATTACCCAATGCAGAAAAAATATTCAAAAAGTAATCCGATAATTTTAGGCTTAGCAGGACGCGCTGGTAGCGGTAAAACATCTGCAGCCGAAGCACTGTGCCCAAAGGGGTCAATGCAAACAACTTCTTCTGGAATTATATGGGAACATATATTTCACGCTCTTCCTCTCTATGAACTAGCTTCCATAAAGAAAAATATACAAGGATTCAATGCTAGGTCTAGAAAATTATATTCTATTCACGAAGTGCTGTTTGAGATATACGGAAAAACAGCACTGGGTACAATACCTCTTTATGAAGAATTTGTAGAAAAAGTAAAGAATATTTATGATCTTCCGATAGAAGAAGAAGGTATTAAGCCAAGAACTTTTCTGCAGACGGCAGGAGATATCTGCAGAGAGAATTATTCAGAATGCTTCTGTCACTGGGCTGTCATGAAGAGTATGGAACTATATAGAAAAAATATTAACGAAATAAGAAAAGAAGATGGTGATGAAGATACACCTATTTGTGTTATTATTTCTGATGTAAGATTTATTAATGAGGCTCAATCAATTTTAAAGCAACCTAATGGTATGATTATTACATATGAAGCTTCTGATGATATCCTAAGAGATAGAATCTTTAAGAGAGATGGTATATTCATGACTAATGAACAACTGAATCATAATTCTGAAAAAGAAATTGATCTAGTAAAAGACGTGTCTACGTTCATTATAAATACTGATAATCTATCGATAGAAGATCAAGCAAAAGCTACACTGCAAATAGTCAAAAATAAAATAGAAACACTAGGAGAGTAATGCCAAAAATAAATGAAAGTATTGTTGAACAATCTGTAAACCCAGTTATGGATGCAGTTATTTCTACCCATCAAAGGGTGGTTGTCACTACAGAACCAGTGCTGACAGTTGCCGTTGGTAGAAAAGTAAATATTGGTAACTTTGAAAATGTAGATATAATGGCATGCCTGACAGTACCAATGACTGGGGTCGACCCTGCTAATGGTGAGGACTTTTCTAATGCCATTAAAGAGGCGGCAGCAGAAGCTTTTTCTTTAGTTTCCAGGGAAACAGGAGAAAGATATCAGCTGATTAAGGAGTCTCAACAGACGAGATAATTTGCATTTATCATACAGGTACTGTACTATAATAAAACAAACTAATCAAACTAATGAGGTAAAAAAATGAGCAAGTTAATTGATAAGATTAAAAGTATCCTTTCCGGTAGCTCAGAAGTTGCTGCTGCTAAGGATGCTGTTGTTAAGGCGGCAAAGGTTGTAGCTGAGGAAGTGGTAGCAGAAGTTCAAAACACTTCTGCCAAGAAAGCTCCTGCCAAAAAGGCTGTAGCTAAGAAGGCCGTAGCAAAGAAGACAAAGTAATTAGATTAAGACCCCCAGCTTGCTGGGGGTCTTTTTCAATGTATCAGGAGGGTTATGTCTTTAGCAAAAGCTAGAAAAGTTTTCAAAAATGGTCAAACACCAAAGCCACCAGAAGAGAAACAAAAATGATGACAATACTGTGGAAAATTTGGTTAAAGGTTTATGATCTGTTAGATATTATAGATAGAAAAATTAACAAATAACCTTATTGATAAATTGTTTTATAGTCAATACTATAATAGATATATTGGAGGTCAATATGGTCATGAAAAGTTTTGTATATGTTAGTGGTCCTAGAATGGGAACCAACAATAGAATGGCCGGCATTGTAGCACCAGGAGAGAAGCCAGTTAAGAAGACTTCTATTAAGAAAAAAAGTACAAATAAGAAAAAGGGTAAGAAGTAATGGCTAAGTCGGCAGCATGGCAAAGAAAAGCAGGTAAGAATCCTGAAGGTGGTTTAAACGCCAAAGGACGTGCCTCATACAAGGCACAAACAGGCGGCACTTTAAAGCCACCAGTGTCAGCTAAACAAGCAGCCAAGTCACCTAAGTCCGCCGCACGACGTAAGTCTTTTTGTGCACGAATGGGTGGTATGCCAGGTCCAATGAAAAAACCTAACGGCAAACCAACACGCAAAGCACTTGCGTTACGCAAGTGGGACTGCTAATATCTTTATATTATCAAGAAGATAATATATTTTACAAAAAACAAATAGGAGAAAACAATGGCAATGAAAAAGAAAGCACCAGCAGCAGCAGCAAAGAAGGCTCCAGCAGCAAAGGGTGGCATGACTGCCGCTCAAAAGAAGCTTCCACCATTTATTCAGGCAGCTATAGCTAAGAAGAAGAAGAAGTAATATAATGGCTATGAAAAAGAAGAAGAAGTCAGGCGCAATGCAGACCGCATCTTTAGCCGGTAAGCCAATGATGCAGACTATTTTTCCGATGAAGAAAACAACGCCAAAAGGCAAGGAAGCTTCTTCGAAGTCAAGAAATAAAAAGTAGTCTTTAAAAAAATCCCCATCTATTTTTTAGGTGGGGATTTTTTATGCTATCATATTAATATGAGATTTATTATAGATGGATTTCCTAGGCAGGGGAATACATCTCTAACTAAACTGTTGACACTTTTATTTACTGACATAGATGTAGATCAAGACCACCCTCATCATATAGACCGAATTATGAGAGAAGTTGAAAAAAAATCAATTATATTTTCACCTGCCAGAAACCCAATAGAAGCGCTTTCCTCGTATCTCGAGATGCAAAGACTGAGACATCCGCAAAATGATAACCCGGTAGATCGAAACTATATGATGGTTCACGCCATGCAGTTGTTGAAAGACTTCCAAGAGTATTTTATAAAAAATATTAATTTAATTAAAATTATTAATTTTGAAGATGTAGTTAGTATGAGCACAGATTTTAACCAAGGAATAATACATAAAAATAGAGTTATTAATAAAATATCTATTGATTTCAACATTCCAGTAAGCGCAGACTACTCTTCGGGTAAACTATTTTCAGATACCTCAGACTATTCCAGTACTAAGTCATATTTTTTTGAGGCAGAGTTTTTAAAGAAAGAATTTAAAGAAAAGTTAAGTTTACTTATGGCTAATCATAGTTTTTTAATAAGTAAAAGTTACTAATATATAAGACCTTATAATAGATAGGAATATATCATGGCCAAATTAGCATGGGATTACATTGTTCCAGTAGTACTTCCAAAGGATTTAAAAGGAATCGAACCAGGCAAGCTCCCTGCCAACCTTTTGAAGGCAGTACCCGGTGGTGGAAAGATGCATTGGATTGCCGCCGCTGCATGGACAGCAATGGTCGAGAAGGCAAAGGCCGCAGGCGTTGAGCTAAAACCGACTTCCAGCGGCGACACATACCGCACTTACGAGAGTCAAAAGTCTGGATTTTTAACCCGCTACACACTTGAACCAGTGGCCGGAACCAGCACCAAGACATTTGAAGGCAAGACTTGGTATCTCAAGAAGGGTATGGCGATGCTTGCCACGCCGGGTAAATCGCAGCATAACCTCGGCTTGGCCGTTGACGTTCATTCAGCATCAGAACCAAAGCGTCTTAATTGGTTGATTGCAAATGTTAAGGAGTTTGGTTTTTCATGGGAAGTTGTCCCAAGCGAACCATGGCATCTTCGTTATGTTGCAGGCGACAATATCCCAGCATCAGTGAAGGCATGGATGGACGCTAATGGCGCAGTTGCTCCAGCAGCAGGTGCCCCTGTAACAGCAGCAGGAGCTCGTGGAGAGCACACGGCACTCCAGGAAGCCCTAAAGGCTAAGGGTTTCTATAAGGGCAATGTAGATGGGGCTATGTCTCCAGCATTACAGGAAGCAGTTAAAGCATTTAAGGTAGCCAATAAGCTAGCAGCTGATTCAGTTGTGGGACCAAAAGTCAAAGAACTGCTTGGCCTTAAGTGATCCGGTGCTGAAACCCTAATAACTCCAGCATCTGATATGACTAACTGGCAAAATATTATCGTAGCTTTAATTACTGCAAGCAGTCTTGTTGCAGTAGCATATTTACAATTTGTTTTTAAGGCTGGAAAAAAGCGTGGCGAAGAAGCCAAGGCTGAATGGGTACAGAACAAAGCAGACCATGCAACTGTTGTATCAATGATCCAACAACTGGGAAAAAGTCTTGGCCGTTCAATTGACAAAACAAATGATTCTGTTGATAGAATAGAGGGTAAGCTCGATACCCATATCAGAGATCACGCATTAGGCGGATTTGATATAGATGATGTAAGATTTAAAACAGGAGAAAGAGTTAAGGATGGCAAGTAAAAAGGGCAATCCTAATAAGGATTCTTTTGGTAGATTTTCTACCGGCTCTTCTTACAAGAAACAGACTTCTGATATGAAGTCTAATCTCTATAAAGTAGTTCCAGACACAAAAGATTTTAATCCCGTACCAACCGTAACATGGTCTACTGATCAAAAAGTGTTTTATAAAGATATAATAAAAGCTTTTGGGAGTAAACCTAAAACTCCCAATAAGACAAAAAGAACAATAAGTAAATACAATTATAAAAAGAAATAGGAATAAAAGATGGCAAGTAAGAAATCAGATAAGAAATGGATTGCTGGAGCAATTAAAAGACCAGGAGCCTTCACAGCTAAGGCTAAGAAGGCCGGCAAATCTGTAGCAGGTATGGCAGCTGCTGTATCAAAGAACCCAGGCAAGTACAGTCCACTTACTCGCAAGCAAGCTTCTCTTGCAAAGACCCTCAGAAAAATTAGTAAAGGAAAATAAATATGCATTGCACAAACGAAAAACATCATCAAGGTAATGGCGAAGAATGCTCACCGAATAATCAGCATCGCGAAGATAGAAGAGAACAAAATCTCAGAGTTGAAAGCCCGCACAATATGCATTGGCATATTAACAAGCAGTCCTTCAAGGGTTGGGGTTTAAACTTTATTTATCTTTCACTTCATGCAGTTGAAATATATCTTATTCTTACATTAGTAAAATAATGGCTAAAGTAAACAAAATGGTTTGGGATACCCCAAGTCCAAGCAAGAAACCAAAAAAGCTTTCGTCTAAGGCTAAAGCTTCAGCTAAAGCTTCAGCTAAAGCAGCGGGGCGACCATACCCAAACTTGATAGACAATATGAGAGCAGCAAAGAAAAAGGGTAAAAAATAATAATTACCCTATAGGATTTTGAATCCATAGTATAGTCAGTGGTATACTTATGAGCATGACCGCTTTTGGAAAAATTTATGAAGATAAAACTTATCAGGATATCTGGGATAATTCAGAAAGTCTATACCAAGAACTTTTAACGCATAAGGTATTAGTTTTTCGAGGTATCGAAACAGATTTTGACTCTCAATTAAAGTTGATGGAACACTTTTATCCAAACTTTAATCATCTTAGATATTTAAGGGACGTAGATCATAAACCATTGTTTGATTTGTTTGAATCACAAGGGCTACCCGTTCCAAATTCAAATGAACAATTTGCTCGTTGGCACATAGACGATTCTTGGCTAGAAGAAGTAGCAGATATCGATTGTCTTCATATGTTTAAGCTTGACAAAAGTGTTATTGGTGGTCAAACTAGGTGGGTTGATTTAGAAAAAATTTATACCCTTTTAGATGAAACTACTATTAATTTTATTAAGAATATAAAAGTTGCTCTTCAATGGTGTGCTGATAGCATAAATGATCCAATATATAGAAGAACTGCAACGCAAAATCATTCTCACCGCACACTAAGAACTCATCCAGAAACTGGAAACACTTCAGTATACTACCCAGGTTTAACTACGGTTGGTAAAGACCAAGATAAATGGTCTGACTATACATACCTACTACTGAGATTATTTGAAGAACAGGATAATATTTTTTCTTTAGATTGGAAAGAAAACGATTTAGTTATCTGGGACAATAGATGTACGGCTCATTGTCTCATGGGCGGGTTTGAAATTGGTACTAGAATGTTTAATAAGATTGAAATAGGAAAATCAAAACCTTATTATGGCTGAAGATAATTCCTATAGCGGATTCATGCCAATGATCAGGCAGATTACGGTTTCGAATAGTACGGCTATGTTAAATACCGAAGGTGAATTAATCCACGCACATTCCTTTGTTGTGAATACCAGGGAAGATAAAGATTTTGTTTTTAGTGTGACGCAAGAAGACTTAACAAAATTATATTTTTTAATAGGGAAAGTTTTGTCGGCTTAACATGGGAGTCAAACTGCACGGCAGTGTCGGTATAGGATTCGTACCCAAGACACCATCCACACTATCTTCATCTTCCTTTAAGGAACAATCCTCAAAAGATTCTGCAAGAACTTTACTGCATTATGGGTATCAATTAGGGTATCCAGTAGCCTATGCTCAAGAACAAGATGGGCAATTAATACAGAATATCATTCCTGTTCACAAAACTGAATATGAACAAATTTCTTCTTCATCAAAGGTTGAACTAGCCCTACATACAGAGAGCGCTTTTCATCCATATAAACCAGACTATGTTCTACTCTTATGTTTAAGAGGTGATCCAAATGCAATAACGACCTATGCAAATGTAGAAGATATTGTTGAATTATTATCCGCTCAAGTTGTGGAGACATTAAAAAAACCATGGTATAGAACAGCTATAGATGATAGTTTTAGAACACATGGTGAACCACAGCAAGAGTTTATTATACCAATTTTATACAACGATGGTAAAAATTTATCAATTGTTTACGATAGTTTTTTCATGCAAGGTATTAATGAGTACGCTGAGTTAGCTCTGTCTGAACTTAATGCTGTTATACAAAAATGTACAAAAGAAATTATACTTAGATCTGGTGATTTATTAGTTATAAATAATTCTAATACAATACATGGTCGTAGACCATTCCAACCACGCTACGATGGAACGGATAGATGGGTGCAAAGGATGTTGGTAAGAAAAGAATTACCACCTGAAAATCACATAAAAGGCAATGTAATCACCACTAAGTTTGGATAGATGGTATAATAGAATTCATGTCTGATATAAAAGCATCCGTTATTTTAACCAGTTACAACAAGCCAAAATATTTAAAAAGAGCAATAGAATCTTGCCTTGCTCAAGATTATCCTAATCTAGAAATTATTATTGCTGATGACAATTCGCCAAATCCTGATGTTTGGAATGTTATAAATTCATATTCAGATAAAAGAATTATTTCTTTTAATTCATTCATCAGTGATGAAGATAGATTAAAAACCGCACGCTATGCAACTCAAATTAATTTAGCAGTTAGAGAATATTCTACTGGAGAATATTTATTCTATCTTGCTGATGATGATTATTTTTATCCAAAAATGATTACAAAAATGATAAACTACGCATCAAAGTTTAGTCGCGACGTGTGCTTTTGCGCACAGCATATAGTAGATACATCTGGGAACATTGATGGTGGCGGAATAGAAGGTAGGGGAGTAAGATTTTTTCCTGAACCCTTAACACGAGGCGCTGATAAACTTGATCATAATCAAGTTATGACTAGCAGAAAAGCTTTTTATCATGTCAATGGTTGGAACGATGAGCCTTGGTGTTGGTCAGGAGCAGACGCAATTTTTTATGATAGATTAGAAAAAGCTGGATATTTATTTTATCCGATAGATACAGAAGAACCTCTTCAGGCTAAGATGTATAGGGAAAATTCAGTTCAATGGAACATGACAAATGGATTAAGTCCAATTGGGGAGGAATCTTAAATGGCAACTAATTTTTGGGCTATAGGAATGGCTAAAGATGAGGGTGACATAATTGATCATACTATGTATCACTTCGCTGCCAACGGTGCTGCTGGAATTATAATTGCAGATAATCTTTCAAAAGATGACACTAGACAAAAAATGGAAGAAGCTAAAGCTAACATAGCAAAGTATAATCCAAACATTGAAATTATTATTGTAGAAGATAATGTTGTAGCTTATACTCAATCCGATAAGATGACTAATCTTGCTTCTATGGCTAGGGGTTATGGAGCACAATGGGTTATTCCTTTTGACATTGATGAGATTTGGTATTCGCCAGGCAGAACTTTACACGATGCTTTTGAACTTCTTAATAAAGAAGGAGTAGATGCCTATAAAGTATTATATACAAATCATTCTGTAACAGATAGTGACCCCAAAGGTCTATCTCCATTCCATACGATGCAATGGAAATGGTCTTTACCCACTAATCACAAGAGTTGTTTTAAGTTTAGGGACAGTGATAGTTTTGTAAAAATTTCTAACGGAAATCATTTTGTTCAGCACAATGGTTGGGATATTGGTTCGAATATAAAAACAGTAATAGATGATTATGGTCATGATAAGATCATATTTGGTCCACAGCTTATAGAGATAAGACACTTTCAATGGAGGTCATTAGATCACTTTTTGAGAAAGATATTAAATGCCTATGAGTCATGTAAAGCTCTTGGACCTGGGGCTGATTTATATAACGGTGCTGCTTGGGCAGAACATTTTAAGATATACGAATCAGATGGTATCGATGGGTTAAATAGATATTATGAAAATAATATTTTAGTTAAAGGAGATACAGGTTCATTGATATTCAGCCCTACTCCAATAATGGGTATATCAGTATGAACAAGGTATCACTGGTCGTAATCACAGATGGAAGACAGTCCTGTATAGAGCAGACCATTGAGAGGTTTGATCAAACTATCAAATATAACTTTTTTGAAAAGTTAATAATTAATGACTCTGGAGATTCTAGATACCATCAGTTTCTAGTTAATAGGTTTCCGGGATTTGATGTAGTCTCACATGAAAGAAGAAGAGGACTGGCTGGCGCAGTGCAATCAGCTTGGGAATCTGTCAATCCAGAAACTGATTATATCTTGCATTTAGAAGATGATTTTTTATTTGAGAAATTTATAGACATAGATCATATGGCATCTTTATTAAAACAAAATCCGCATCTTGTCCAGATGGCTTTAGTTCGTGCTCCAGTTAATCCACCAGAAGAAGAAGTGGGTGGATTTGTTTTTCAGCACTTGGATGACTATTTTCAAAAAGAAGGATATTTTGAACATGGCAGATTGTTTACCTTGAATCCTTGTCTATACCCTATATCTACAGTTAAGATGGGTTGGCCAAATCATGGTGGTGAATCTGAATTTACGACAAAAGTACATTCTATAAATAAGGATTATAAATTTGGTTTTTATGGACAGATACATGATAAGCCACTAGTCACGCACATAGGTGGAAGACGAAGCGAAGGATGGTTCCTCTAGTGCCAGATAATATATCTGTAAGAAAAAATAATATATCTTTTACAGTAGAGGATAGCTTTGAACTTCATCAAGCTACCGGTTACAATTTTTGGTCAGAAAAATACTCTTCCTGGGAGCCAGAAACTTTTAAAGTTTTAGATAGTTATTTATCTAAGGATAAAGATTATTTAGACATAGGAGCTTGGGTTGGACCAACTGCTATATATGGATCCTTTCTCTCCAGGAAGGTAATTGCAATTGAACCAGATCCTATAGCTTATAAAATATTACAAAAAAATATATCTCTCAACTCTATAATGAATATAGATGTACTTAATAAGGCAGCTTCGAGACTGGATCAAGTTTTTTTAGAGTCTAACAAGTTTTTTGGTGATTCGATGACTAGAGTTTCAGAAAAAAACTTAGGCTCTAACGCAACGGAAACAGTAGGATTAGATACTTTAGTCTCTATGGGAGATTTTTCTTTAATTAAAATCGATATCGAAGGACATGAATTTAGTCTGATTAAAGAATATATAAGCGTATTAAATTCTTATAAGATACCACTCCTACTATCTGTGCATAGTCCGTTTTTTGCAAACGGAGATACGTTGATGGAAGATCTTCTTAATGATTTATCTAAGGTTAAATCGATCTTAGACGAAAATGGTGAAGAGGTTGATAGAAAAAACATACCTAATAGTTTTGGATCATATCTTTTTATTTGGTAACTATATGGATTTAATTATTATTCGGAGCTGGTGGACACTCTAAAGACTTAGAATATCTATCATCTTCTGACAAATATAATGATTGGAATATTATAGGATATTTAGACGACAATGTGTCCTTAAATGACAGTAATATTATTGGCAATATATCTATTGTTAATTCCTTATTAGAAAAATATCCCAATCTAAAATATACAATAGCCATTAACTCTCCTAGAGTAAGAAAAAATATAGAATCAAATATACAAAGAATAGATCAAGCAGCAAACCTTATTCATGAAACAGCTGTAATTGGGACACAATGTAATTATGGTAATGGATTAACCATGGGTCCATATTCAGTATTGACAACTAAAGTTACACTTGGTGTACACGTACA